CGGCGCCGGCGTACAGCTCCGTCGCGGCAGGAAAGGTCATGCCCAACAGCGGGGCGGTAACGACATTGCTGTTCACGTAGCCGGGGTAGAAGTAAACGTAACTCGGGATCGCCAACATCTGGAACCGCTTGATGACATACGTGAGCCCGTAATCACCACGCATCGGCGCATCTAGCCAATCCACCGCTCCCCCGTCCGCCCATTTCAAGTCATCGGAAACGCTCTTCGACCGCTGATACCACTTCTGTAGTTTCTCGACAATCAGGTCTGCCGTGAGTGGTCCTCTCGTGGAGTAGACCAGCTTGTGCCTGGCAAACTCGTAATCGGCAAGGCCGTCATCATCAACCCGCTGAGCCCCACCCGGCCATGGCACCGTCTCCAGCGACACGACAGTCGCCTGGCTTTGGGGCCTGTACGGGTACAAGTTATTTGGGTAGCTCCCGATCTCATCGCGGTACGTAAACCTGTCGGCCCAAGCAGTCCGCACAACCCGGTCGGCCTGAAACTGGTTAATCGTGTGCGTTTCACGGGGCCAGCCGGCAACGTCGTAATTTGCTACGGAGATTGGCATTGTTAGCTGTACCGGGATCGGGTGTCGATATTGGCTATCTGGTCGCTGATCGCAGCAAATTGTTCCGCGGAATCTTCATTCCCTCCGCTCCCCTTGCTGCTCGCCACGTTGAGAATTGCCGCGGCAACGCCAAGTATCTGGTTCAATACCTGGACAACATCGGTCATGTCGCTGCCGGCCGACTCTTCACCGGGCTCCTCGTTGCGTGCTCGCTCCCGCTTCTCCACGACACTCATATCATCGTCCGGTTCGGCAGCCGGTGATTCCGGTGGCGTGGCTTCGGTTCGGGGAATACCATGATATGGGCTGGGACCACCGGAACCTACCTCCCGCTCCAGCCAATCGGCTTCTTCGGGCGTCGGATAATAGGTGCCGGTTGGCAACGCTGGTGGTTCGGTAGGGGGCTCGGGAGTAGCTGACTGGGCAAACAGGGTGGAGAACGGACCAGGCCCATCCGTAGACGGCGGTGTTGGATCTGGCCCAAACTCGTCCGGTGGCGGTTGTCGCCGCATGATCGGTGGCAGGCCAGGTGCTCCACCGGCCACCCACGCCTCGGTCTGCTCCCGCAGACTTGGCGATTCCGATGATCCCATTGGTTCCGCCGGTGGCGATACGCTTGGCTCCACCCCAAACTCGTCCGCCGGTGGCGATACGTCTGGTTCCAGCACAGACTCGTCCGCCGGTGGCGAGAGAGATCGTTCCGGTAGCTCTGAGGCTTCGCCTACAGCCGCCCCTTGCGATTCAATCTCCGGCAAGGCATCAGAGACCTCCGGGGCAACCACGGGCTCTGGCGGGCTCTCTGGCGATTCTGGGGGTGGTTGTGAAGTGCTTTCCGGCACAACAACTGATTCCAAAGGCTCCAGCGGTTCGGGCAGAGCTTGCTCATTGTCCGAATCTTCCGGGGTCTCCGTATCTTCCCTGTCTTCTCGAATGTCATCGTCTGCCATTGTAATCATTCATCCCCATTTTTATCTGCCTTCGTCGTGACCCTTGCCAGGCCCAGCGCTTCGAGCAGGCAATCGGTGTAGAGCACTGCCTGCGCGGCCGCTTCACGCGCCTTGACAAGCGTGTTCTCGCTCTCGTCATCCGGTTTGTAGAACTCTTCGGATTCCGACATATCCCGGTAGTTCTGCTGGCCGGCCAATCTGGCACACATAAGCTGCGAGGCCGTGGTGATTCGCAAGTTCACTAACATCTGTTGAACTTGCATTTGCTGCTGTACGCCTGGAGGTAACTGCATTGACATGGTGATCTCCTGGAGGATGACACAACTATCATTGGATGGGCCAAATCTGAGTTCCATCGGGCATCGTGATTGACCCTTGGGTGGTGCCGTAGTAGGCAGACCAATGGCCGGCGATCAGGGCGTAGACGGCCTCCGGCTCCCCATCGGCCTTGGACTGTACCGGGATGTTGTCCTTGACAACATCCATGAATCCGTAGTCCACCCCCCAGCCAGTAGTCTCATCGGCCCCGGTCACGGTCTGAAAGAGTAACTGCTTGTAGGTGCTTCTGGCCGGCAGATCATCGGGATCGTCGTAGTACGCTTCTATGCGGAAGCGCGCTTCGTACTTGCCACGGATGCGGTAGGTATGCCCGGCCGTGCTCGTATCGTTGATCTTCGGGTTCTTGCACTCGACTTCCAGGAGCATCCGCCGCACGCTAAACAACGTATCGTCGATCCTCACTCCCAGCCCTTTGGCCGACGTGCCGCTGGGAGACCCGCTATCGGTAACGGCGTCGTCATGTGTAGACATGGCCGCCGTACCCCGGAACTCTATTTCATGTTCGAGTGGCAAGCCGGCTTCAACTTCCCACTTCATGCGGGCAAGTTGCATAATCGCCGACCCCGACCTGCCCACTTCACCCGACAGAGCGTACTTGAACGTAAACGTCTCGCCGGGGTATTTGTACGGGGCGACTCCCATGCCCATCGCCTTCCCCGCCCAGTCGTCGTTCCCGACAACGGCAATTGGGCCTCCGGCACTGGCCGTGCATACAATATCCGCCGACTCTCCAATGTCCCACACCTCGAAGCGCGTAAGACAATTGAAGCCGTCCATTGCGGCCCCTTCACCGATCACGTAACCCATCGTAATTCTCCTCGTAGCTATGTGGAGGAGGTTAGCATTTCTGATTTAGCGAACCAGCATTCGGTTTTAACCGTCAACACCGTGGTCCAGCCCTGTATCGCTTTATGCAGGGATGCGTTGTCCAGCTTATCAACCGAAAGAGTCGGTTCGCACGACTTGAAAAAATAGTCATCGTGCCAAGTCAAGGCGTCTCTCGTGTACGTGGTCCATCCTTCCATCGCACGGTAAATGGCCCATAGTACATCCAGGAGCGTGTTGATGTATCGCCGCCCGGTAAGAATCTGTATCTCCCACACCAAGACTATCGCCGTGTGGCTCGTGTCACTGTGCCGGCTTGGCTCGCTCCCAGTCTGGATCACTCGCACGGCAGCGCTGCCGGATGGATCGCGCTGGTCAATCACGTCGGGTTCCCCAAGCCCGAACCCATCGGCGTCATACGTCTTGATTCGATTGCCGGCCAATATCAAATTACAAAAGTCGGTACGCGCTTCCAGCATGGTCCAGAAGGCGTCGTGTATCTGTTTCAGTGGATTGACTTCTGGTGTGGCCATTGCTTAGGTCCGACAGTACGGGGCAGCGTCAACTTTACGGTCTCCGCTCTTGATCTCTTCAAGCACTTGCCTTGCCCACTGCTCCCGAAATACGAACCGATGCACTACCTGCTTCGTGTTCGGGTCGATGTCAAAGTTGCCCATCGCCTCGTACAGCCACACGCCCAGGAGCACGGCGGCAAGATGTTGGATTGTCGCGGGAGTTGCCCCGGATGAATTGACCAATGGAATCTGATAGTTGGCCTGGATTGCATGTTCGTCAATCTCCGCGTCTACCCACGCACCGATGGTATTGATTCGGGCGGTAATGTCCGCCAGTACGCTTTCGTCGGTTACGTCGCCACGTTCCAGATTGGCCCAGTCGCGAATTGCCGTAACGCCGTATACTTGCTCGGCGTTGTCTCGTGAGTAGTACGCCATCTCGTCACCTACGGTGTGTAGTAATCGGCCAGCCGGCGGAACCCCGGTCGGCCGCCACCCATCTTGCGGTTCGGTTGCTCGCCGGCCGACGCACCCTTGGCCCTTCGCAACGCATCATCGTATTCCGCCTTGATGCGCGGGTATTCCTTGATGTTCCGCATCCGGGCAAAGTGCATTTCCGCACAGCGCAAAAAGGCATCCCATGCCGAGCGATCCAGGTCAATGGCGTCCGTCACGCGATACGCCACATCACTTGCCGTCGTGCCGGAACTTGTGGTCGTCATGGCGGTAGTCGTTGTCACGTCGCCGATCACAAGCTCCTCAAGGTACGGATAACGGCCTTCCAGGCTGGTGGGCGGGTTCGTATCATCGCTGATCCGCAGTATCGAACCCTCCATGGCTGCCCGGAAGGCTGTCGTTGTCCCGGTAATTGTGGTCCCGCTAACCGCAATCGTGCCCACGTAATCGTCGGCCTCTTGCCCGGTGATTCGCAAGTCCCGCGGCCGGCGTCGATATGGAAGCAGTAGCCGCACGTCGCTGTCCAAGGCCGGATAGACAAACAAAGCAACGCCGCCGGAGGGGGCCTGGCCAATGCACCAGTAGTCAATGGTTCCCGACAATTGTTCCCAGCGGTGTAATTGTGCCATCGCACCCCACGACACCAGTGACCCGATAGTCGCGTACTCTTCTCCCAGCGGCTCCTCCATCGAGAGCCAATCGTCGGGTAGCGCGTACCAGCGACGATAGAGCGTATAGCTTTCACCAGACAGGTCTTCGCCCGGTGCCATGGTCGCACGCAACGTAGCGGTGGTTGACGAAATCCGCTGGTTGATGTCGCAAGTAATGCCATCCAAGTACAAACTCGCCCCATCGGTCCAGTCGGGAAACGTCGCGCCGGTAAGCGTTGCCGTAAGTGTGTCATGGTCATAGCTTAGCGTTCCGTCGGTCTGGGCTTCGTGACAGTAGACATTGGCCAGACTGCGCATAAACGGCCAATCGTGTGCGTTCACCACTTCGTCGTAAGCTCGCAACACTGCCCGACGCAAAAGACTCTGCGCCGCCGAGGAACCGTGCCCGGCAGCGAACTCGGTAAGATGCTCCAAGGCATCGGAATAGGTCAGCTTACGCTCAACGGCAACGGATACTGTTGTCCCAGAAGCCGCAACCGAACCCTCATTGATCGTATGGGTACTCATGCCGTCACCGTAATCGTTTGCGGATTCGAGAAGTTGTAGCCTGATTTTTGACGCCACACATAATAGTCGCCCGCATCAAGCATGAACTCAACTTCGCCTGCGGTATCTGTCGATAAAGTGCCGGCCACAACACTCAACCCGGCTTCGTCCGTTGTGATCCACACCTCTACACCGTCAACTGGATTGCCTGAGACTTGGCAAATAACAGTTGTGGCTACTGCCCCGCTACCGGTTTCCCCTGTTACCGCAGCGGCATCATCAAGTAATTCATCCAATCGTCCACCATCCTTCCAATCGGCTTGCAACTCGTTGGTGTCGCCTACAATGTCGTCCAAGTGCTTGTCAATCGAGCCGGCCGCCGGATCGCCTGCTGTCGGGGCGAGCTTCATGGCGTCTCGCGTTTGCTGTGCCGTTAGGCCGCTCACCTCGATTGCCGCAATATCCGCCGCAATACTGTCGCCGGCCGGGGCTCCAAGCCGGGTGAAGCTATCGCCGGTGAGGTAATCGACGATCCGCTTGCCGATGCTGCCAACGGTGGTAAGGCCCGATGTGAGGGCCGCCCAGATGACGCCAGCCAGGGTGGTGCGCTCGCCGGAGGTCAGGGCCATCGCATCACCCGCCTTGGCGATGGTATCGCCCGGGTCATGGCCGGCGAGTGTACCGAGGTTGGTAGCGAGTGTGTTTGTCCACTCTGCGGTGCTGAGTGCCGTAGAGGCTTGGGCAAGTGCTGTCAATGTTGCCCCAGTATCCAGGGCAGTGACGACAGCCGCCGCATCGTGGGTTGAGAAGCCCGTCGCCTTGAACGCATCCTCTCGGCCTGCGTCTGTAAAGTAGGTGTAGATCGTCGATGCGTCGGCCCCGCCCGCCCCCTGGAAGTCGCTGTAATCAGCAAGAGTAAGGCTGGCCGCCGCTCCGCCGTGCGCCCCGTTGCCAAGGTAGACCTTGTCGCTGGATGGATCGAAGTAGCTTGCGGCAACAATGGTTCTGGCCTCGAACTCAGCAACGGTTGGGATGTCGGCGAGTTGCGTATCCAAGTTTGCAGAAGCGATACCGATGGCCGTGCGTATTCCCGCTGCATCAAGCGGTGCCGTATAATCGCCGACCACAAAGTAATCGGCAGAAACGAGGGTTCTCGCCTCAAACTCCGCCACCGTCGGCAAATCGGCAAGCTGGGTATCAAGGTTGGCACTCGCCAGCCCTACGGCAGTTCGGACTCCAGCCGCGTCGAGAGTACTGAAGCCAGTGGCAGTTAAGCATTGAGGCAACGAATGGGTGTCCTTGGCGAACCCCGTCCCCTTAATGTCCGTCAGGTGGTCGGTTATCGCCCCTATTTCGGTGTCGATATAGCCTGCAATCGTAGCTTGATTCGTAGCCGTTGCCATGTCGGGAATTGAATCGAAAGTACTGCCGTCCAGCGTTGCCGGCAGGCAGTCCACGTAACCAGAAATAGCGGACAACTGGGTATCAAGGTTGTCGGAAGCAAGTCCCACTGCCGTGCGCACCCCGGCCGCGTCAAGCGTACTAAACCCGGTAGCGGTAGCCCATGCGCCGTCACCGTGCGTCTCCAAGTTGCTTATCAGCGTTGACGCCGTACCCGCAACGTCGGGCGTCACGGTATTCCAGTCCCCCTTGCCGTCAAGCGAAGACGCCGCAAAAGTTGCTGCGACAAGAGCATCCGCCGCGAACGCATCGGCGGAAAACGCCCCCGTGTTGATACATGCCGCCGTGATAATGTCGGCGGGCAGCACCACCGAATCCATGCCGTCGCTGGCCAGCTTGAAGCCCGTCTTGTCGCTTACCTCTACGCTGGTCGCGGTTGTCCAGGCCGAATCGCCCTGGTCCCGGATAGCTTCCTGGCTGTCCGTTGTAGCAGCGTAATCGCCCGCTCCACTACCTTGGTTCGCGTTGATTTCGCCTAGCTCAGTCGCCCGGTCTGTGGTAATCGCCGCATCGCTACGGGCGAGTAGCTGCATGTAAGCCAGCAGCTTCGCGGCCGTTGCCGCACTGTCGGTCCCTCGCATTACATCCGAAGCAACGAGCAGGGGCGTAGCCACGTCGAATAGCTTCGTGAACGCTGCCGCAAGGTAGCCTGCTGAAGTCTCCGACAACTCGGTTCCGATGATAGCCCGCAAATCGGCCATGGCACGATGCGTACTCGGATCGTACCCCGTATCGGCGAAGTCCTTCAGGTCTTCAGCGGATTGGGTCGAGCCGCCTAGCTGAACCGCGTCTACCTCCAGGTTATCGCTGCCCTCAACCAACGAGTTCCATACCTTCTCGGGAACAATGTCGTAGCTTGCCGAGCGGAACGGTAGCACGCCCGTTACGAAGCCCACGACCGTTAGCGTGCCCTCGGTATCGTTGTTGTAGCTTGCACCGCCCGAAGCAGGAATCTCTAATTCGTAGTATCCCTGATCGGTGTGTGCCCAATCGTAGTCGCCACTAGTGGTTGGGGTGAGGGCCGTGGTCGTTACCGTGCCGTCGTGCTTCTCCAAGATCACGTCGATCTCCATGCCAGCTTCATTGTAGGCAATGGACTCTTCTCGGCTCTTGAAGTCGCCGTCGTCGATGAGCGGGCCGACGATAACCTTGATCGCTTGGTCTACGGGCTTGAATGGCATGGGTTAGACTCCCGCTCCAAGGCTCAAGTGTTGGTAGTAGTACCAGGGGTTACCTGCCGCCGCCTCATTCAAGTCCAAATCCTCAACGTCGAACGTCGCCGTATTCGCCTGACTAGTATGGGCACTTACCACGCCGAACGCATAGCGATACGCTCGGTCGCCGCCCGCCGTCGGGATGGCCGAACTCATGGTGTCGATCAGGCTGGTACGGCCGGAATCGCTGTACGCTCGACACTGGATTGCGTTGTTCGCCGTTCGCTCGACAGTCAGGTAGATCGGCGTGGCGAACGCTCGGATACTGGCACACCAATCAACCGACGACCCTTCTTCGCTCACCATGCCGGGCTTGAAGCCGCCTCCCGTCGCATACATCGCTACGCTGCAAGCCTCATCGTTGCCGTACCAGTCATCGCGGTCGTCAATCACGTTACTAACTGCCCAGCAACCATGGTATAAGTTGCTGTCCATGGAAGCGACGGTTAGCTTGAAATAGTGCGTAAACGTATTGCCGAAATGGGCGGCGCCCTTGTCGTCGTAAACGTAGGCGTCGATGTTGCCCGGCAATGCCGCAACGGCAATCTTGTTTGTCGTGACGGTGAAGTCGGAGCCCGGGTCAGTCTCGGTGTAGCCTGTAAAGTCTTCCAGCGGGTCGGGCGGCTCGGGGCTGGCGCCCTGCACGGCGTCCAGGCTCACGCCGGTTAGCGCTACCAGGTCGACGGCCGCATGATCGGCGTACCCTTCGCCCTTGAGCAACTCGTGGAGCGGGTCGGCTTCCGTGTGCCCCTTCCTTGGCTGCCAACCAGGCGTCTTGATCCCGCCGCGCAACTCCAGAATAGTGTGAATCAACCGCGTGTTGACGGATAGACATTCCTCTCGGAACCGCCTGGCCTCGGGCGACAAGTCGCCGGCCCGCGTGTTGTGCTTGAGCCTCACCGCCTCCACCGCGCTTAGCGCGTGCCGGTACCGATCGCGGGGCTGAACGATACCCTGCGGCCAGTTGAGCGGGGTGGTGGAGGTGGCTGCTTTTTTCATAGACTCGCTTCGCTGTCGTTACTCGTGTCCGGCAGGTATTCATCCGGCGGGTTTTGCGGTTCGTATCGCAACGCAAGCCAGCCTGTTGTCTGGCGGGTAGCAACTACGCGGTTATGCGCATGTTCGTATGGTACCAGCGTGGTATCAGGTTTCATCGCCTCTCATTCCTCGCCCACCGCCAACAACGCTCTTGATCGCCCGAGTCGATGGGTACACATGCCCGTTTTCGCAACGGTCGTTTCCGTTGGGACGGCGCTCCCGTAGCTTCCCAGCCGCACCGCACATTGGGCAAAAGCCGTATGGCGACTCCGTCGACGCCTTCACTTTCGCTTTTGCCTTGTCCTTTTCACTCACCGCACCGCCCTCCAGAACAACGCCAGCCCGAGCAGGGCTAGCAGGATGTAGTCGGTTAGAGTTGGCCCGTTCATTCTCCACCCCCAGGCACCTCGCCACGACGCCCCGTCCACCGTGTCAGAATCTTCCGCTGTTCAGCCTGTTCGGCCTCGATTCTCTTGATGCCCTCTCGGATGAAGGAAAACGAGGTGGTCATTTCCATCCGGTTCTTTTCTGCAGCCGTGTTGGCCCTAGATGCGTCAATCGCCGCGTCCCACGAAACTGCGAACGTGCCGCACACTATCGTCGCGAGGATAGCCAGAATCGCGCCGCCAGCCTTGAACCCCAGCCAGAGGCGGCCGTGTCGCTTGTCGCATTCGGCTTCGGTGATGTGATTGACGGCCATTATGGCTATGCCTCAGAATCCCAGTAGGTTCCGTGTCCACTCCGTGCCCCACACCTCTCGGATGTACGCCCGCAACGGTTCGGCATCGGGGGCGTTCCGAAGCCGCGTAATGTACTCGCCACACCGGGCCCGATACCCGGCCGGATCGACATTGTAGGCCGCCTCGCAGACCTTCGATGTCCGCTCGACCATGATCCGCACAAGATGCTTGGTCGCGGGTAGCCACGTCTTGTCGCCCTGTTCGGCACACTGGCAGGCCACAAACGAATAGACCATCATTTCGAGCACACGGATGTCGTCCACGTCGATTGCCGTTCGCGTTTCCGCCAATGCTTGCGTGCCGGCCAGGTAGGCCGACCATTCGTCCAGTAGAAACAGTGGGGAGGCGTTTTGGTCCACGAGAGGCAAGTGGTGGTATTGGGCCGGGACGTTAGCGGTACTCTGTGGAGCAATCACGTAACTCCAAAACCCACTGCCCTGCAACGACCGTGGAGTTGATGCTTGTACTTGCCTTAACGTCGTGGCCGGTTCATTCAGCAGGTACGCCTTCCCGCCACCCAGGTAAACGGCCGAATCGTACTTCCATTCATTTCGCGTCTGGCTATTGATGAAGTGCGTGGCGTAGTGGGCTTGACTGCCTGCCTCTGTCTCGCCGGTCGGTTTCTGGTTCCGAGCCAATAGATCATTCAGCATCTGGCTATGTGTGTTGACCTGCCGGATTGCCGGCACCTTAACCGACATGAGCCCCGTCGCCTGTTGACCTACATCTGACTGTACCGGCTCATTGACCGCACTGGTAATCTCCTCGACACCAAGGTATGCCCTAGACCGCCACCGCTTGCGCACCCACCGGAACCGAATCAACTGGGGAATCGAACGCGACTTGCCCAGCAGGTGAGCGGCGAGGACCGGCAGCTTCGAGACGTTCACGATCCGGACAACGCCACGTCTGGCAAGCGCTCGCGGGATGCCGGCCGCAAGCACCTTGTGGCAAGCGGGGCAGTTGTCGCCGGTAACGAGCACGTAGAGCGGCACGCCGCGCGTCTTGGCCTCGTCCATGCCGGCCTGGTAGTCGGCTGGCACCGAGGCGAGAATCAGCAACGGCAGGAGCGGGATGGCGTGGAGCATCGGCTACACCTCCGGGGGAGCTTCAACCGTAGCGTTAGGCAAGGCTTCCGCCGCATCCAACAGCTTACGGAGAGTGCCACGATCCTCAGCGTTGGTCAGGAAAGCACCCTTCACGATCTTCCAGCCCAATCGCTTCAGCACGTTGACGAGGCCATCGCCTTTTAGGTCGGACAGCACTTCGCGTAACACTCGCCCAATCGAATCCTTGCCGATATAGTTGCCGATGATGTAGGCATTCAGCAGGCGATTGAGCGGCGTGATCTCCCACGTAGCGAGCTTTGTAAGAAGCTCTTGGGCCTCGGTTCGCCGCGATTCGCGCCGGCCCCATAACACAAGACCCAACGACACAACGGCGAACACAATCGAGAAGACTGCTATGTAGTGGCTTACGGCCGGTGTTAGAAAATCAAACATCGTAGTAGTCCTTCAGAACGGGAGTATTGGTTAGCCTTTGCCAACGCCGTAGTACAAAACAAAGCCAACAACCGCTGCCCCAATGGCACAAAGGACAACGACCAATGGATTGGTCCCGGACTCCTTCGCTTTCTCGGGCAGCGGGGGGGGCGCAGTGTTTTCCGCAATCCGGTTCAAGGCCGCCCCGACCGCCGGATCGGGTAGCACGTTGACTTGCGGCACTGCCGGTTGCACATTGATCTGTGCACGCGGCTGGACCGGTTGAACAGGCCGGATGAACGGCCGCACGGGCACAAGCCGCCCGAGGAACGGGGCACTGTTGGTCCGCTGGGCCGACGCTCGCCAGCCGGTGTTCTGCGGCACTTGGCAGGTGCCGTTCGGGCCGGGGATGCACTGCTGCCCTTCCGCGATTTTATCCAGGCATGCCATGAGCAGGATGGCCGCCACAATTACGAACAAGCGTTTCATGTCGTCACCTCGGGAGCTTCTTCCAGTAAAGCGTAAACAGGTACTCAGCGAACGCCGGGTCGGCCAGGTGGCCCGGCTCGGTCACGCAATCGGCTTGGTTCGGTCGCGGATCGCGGCCGCCGGCTCGGCAAGCCTTCGACACAGCCTGGCTACAGAACGGGGCCGACCCGTTGAGGTTGTCGTCGGTCAGGGGGGGCAGCCACTTGGAAATGAACCGCGTGTGGCTCAGGGCACAACGGAACACGCTGCCCCAGCCGTAGTGCCGCCCGATCCCCTTCATCATCTCATGGGCCGCCTGGCCGCCGTTGTACGGCGGGTGAGGCCGGAAAACATCCCACTGGCTCGGCCACCCGCGAACGGCATCGGCGAGTGATTCGTCTCGGAAACCACGCCATTGCCGAGTATGGACCAGGCGGAGTTCCTCACCTTGCCAGACGGCCATGCCAGCGTGGACGTAATCACTCCCACCGATCCGTGAGATGAGAAGATTGGATGGCTTCGTCCACTGCCGTGGGTCGATCCGCCACAAGATGGGATCGCCCGAGCGGATCAACGGCCGCGCGTCGCGGAAGAGCTTTGGATTGTTCATTACGGTCGTCCACTGAGTTCCGCGGTCAACTGTTCCTGAAGTGCCTTACGCTTTCTTGGCGCAAACTTCTTACCCCGCTCCTCCTCTTGGTCCTCGATCCGCCGTTCGACGATTTTTGGTGACACTTGATAGGGTTCATCCAATGGACCCTTTTCGGGCTCGCGCGGTTCAATGCCAAAGTCTTCGCTTCCCCAACCGCGTTGAAGCAGTTCTCTCTTGATGTCATCTTTTGAGTACACCACCTTCTGCAATTGGTGGCTGTAGAACCCCATTCCCCGGCGCTGCTCCTTGGCAGTCTGCTTGATAAACGTCGTACTCGTCTGAATGTGCGGCATCGAAAAACACCACTTCATTGGCTCGCCACACACTTGGCATGTCACCTTCGGACGCTCACCCGCCGGGTGCATGATGTCGGCTACGTGCCCATTGCGGCATTCGTACTCATAAGTTGGCATTTGGATTTCCCTCCGCACCGGCCGCAATCATTCCCGTCTCTGGCAACCGGCATTCACTAAACTCTGGAATGTCCAATAGCCTGCCAACCAAGCCCATTAAACTGTTGAACGGTCTTGGGTCTTGCGCCGCCATTTGTCCAAACAACGGCCCCGCTGCCTGCAAAATCGTATTTGCATCAGCACTCCGCTTCATGCGATTCTTCCTAGCGGAAGGACCGGCAGCACAAGTGTAAGACAGGTCTGCCATCGCTTGTTCGCGATCATCGGTATTCACCAGCGTAGCCCAGAGGAACGACAGCGGACTGTTGGTAATGGCCTCGATCTCTTCCGAACTATCCAATTTATTGAGGCTGCTAAAATCAGGGATTGGTTCCCCAAACAACGGGGCCACGGTTTCCGGTAAAACGTAGAGCCTGGATGCCTGCCCCTCACGCTTGCAAATCTCCCCCTCCCAGTTTCGTACAATTTGCGCAAAGTCGTCCGGGCGGCTATTTAAGTGCGTTTCCGACGCTATCGTGGCCTCGGCGGATCGCTCCTGGGTAGCTGGAGCACCACCGTAGAATCGTGGGTCCAATCCGCTCGCCATCTCGAACTTGCGTTCAATGGTTGCCATGACGCCCATCGCATCATCCGGCAGCCCCGGCATTTCAAGCATGTGAACCAACTCGCGAATGTCCACCGCCTTCCCGTCAACCTCGATGACCGACAAGTCATCGTGTGAAATCATCGCCTCCTTTAGCTTTGTCGATAACTCTTTCGACACGAGGGCCAGTGTCCTGCTTGTAACCGCCATCCGGCTCATCAGCCACGTATACGCGCGGTCAAGGTAAATCTGGTACGGCAGGGCAGCCTTCAGCGGAGGAATCGCCCAGGCAGATTCCGGGTCGGGGAGAAAATCAAGCACCGAATTAGGCCACGGCGTCATTCGGTCAGCGTAGTAGGCGATGGGCCATTCCACCTGCGCTGCTAATTTCGACGGCCCTTCCGCTCCCTCGATTGACTGCCGGCTAATGTTCAAGGGATGGTCTATACCCGGCATTACCGCCAGATACACATGCGGCCCCACTCCCTCCAGTAGCTCCCCAAACTCCTCGTACTCGTCTGGCCAATCCTGCAACCGCTCCCCGAATCCCATTCGCGAATAGACTTCATGGTAGGTGCAGATGTCCTTGTCTCGCTCTTCCTGGCTTGTGCCGCGGGCGTCGTACCACGCCTTGGCAAAGTTGCTTTGATACGACCCACGAAGCTGATCGGCGGTAATTCCCGATACCTTCCCAAATCGCTCAATGACCCTCCACACCTGCTGATGGCGTGTCCGAATGATGTATCCGGCGTCTCGATACTGCTTGCAATCAGCATCAATCAACAGGTTGTCAACTGAGTCATACGAGGTCCGGGGAATCAACCCGTATGGTCCGTTTGCCATCTCGTGCCACACAACGGCCCGGCCCTTGACCAGCCCCTCCGGCAATGCGCTGCGAACCTCGCGATTCAAGTCATATTCGCCGGGCACGTAGTTCAGCCAGAACTCCATCAACCAGGCAACGGCTCTCTGTTGATCGCGAGCGCTGACTGAGCCGCCAAGCTGCATCACAAGTGCTTGAAGAAAATCCGGCAGCACGGGGAATCGCGGGGACACCGAGCGCTCTGAAATCTTCTCGTGGATGTGCGGCAACATGAGTTGCACGAACTCGGCCGACTTGGCGACACGAATCCGCGATGCCGCGTTGCCATCCATCCACTCATCGCCTTCACCTTCAGCCGCAATACCCAAGTCGCGATAATCGCGGGTGAAGTACCGCCAGAGAAGGTTGGCCGTTCGCCCAAACTTCTCTCTCCGATGGGCCTCACAGGTTTCCACCTGCTTCAGCCATAAGTTATTCACAGCGGCAAGCCAATCCATCTCACGCCTCACGCATGAACGGTTACAAGTTCATTCCGAATCTCGGCAATCTGGCGAGCCAACTCGCGGATTTGCGTCCGCGAATCCGCTTCCTTGCGAGTTGCATCCGCAAAGTCCCAAACGCCGCTTTGGTCGCGGGTCTGGAGCACCTTCGGCTTCTCCGTCAGAACGGGGTCGCTCACATGAAAGCAATCAAAAAAGGCAACTTCCAGCCGCAGGCTTTCGGGGCTGAAAGCAATCACGTCCACCGCACTACGCTTGCAGTTGACGACAATCCCCAGGAGGGGCGATTTCATGTTTGGTTCGCGACTCACCTTGACAATGGACCCTTGGGTTATCCCCGGCATGTGATACTTTTTGCGTGCTTCCGACAGCGCCATCATCAACTCCTTTACGCAAATGCTGCTGGTTAATGCACGCCGACGCGGAGGGTGCCATTCTGCTTAGATTGGCGACGGCGATAGTTCTCGTGGAAGTCGTAGATCGTGGTTTGCTCACGTTCGCGATATGTTACGGCCGGTTCCGGTACGCGATAGGGCAATCCGAAGCTCGCCCCGTACTCCAGACATTGCAATAGGTCTTCTTGGATGCCCTTACCCTTGGCCCTTTTGTTCTGACGCTTGGGATCGGTATGCGCTGACAAGATTTGCCGCTCCAGTTCCGGCAGTTGTCCACGGAACACTTGCAGCCTCGCCGTATCGGCAAACGGCCCCGCATCGCGGACTATCATCCAGGCCAATAGGGCTTCCTCGCGCGCCATCACGTCTCGCCCACCGGCATAGAAACCAGTCCCTTCGACCGGGCCAAAACTGCACGGCTCGATTCCAAGTTCCTTCAAGGCTTGCCAGTAATGTTCCGCACTACTCAGTTCCGGCCCCGGCGCGTGCTGTTGACCCATCTGGTTGTCAACGACAAACGCCTCAAACTTGTACGCTCCCTGCCTCTCCGCGATCATCGCCGCCCATTCCTTGGCGTGGGTGTTGCGAAGATCAAAACCGTCGTAGATGTAGATGTGATTCTCTTCTGGCGGCACGGCCGCGAACAACGTACCGCAGTGCTGCCTGCCGAAGTCAACCAGCACGTAACGCGCGTATTCTGCTTCGGGAATGAGGAACGGTTCGCAACCATGTACGCCCATCGGGCGGAAGTGGCTGTAAATCCATCGCTGCATAATGTTGTAGACGCCAAAGTACCGAACTGCTCGCTTCTCTTCCGTCTGCAAGGACTCGTAGAAAATCCTCCGCTCCTCTTCGGGAATGTGAGGATTCTTCTCGATTGGCGCGCTGAACGCATCGACCCACGACTCACCCTTCAGCCCGGCTTGCGTCAAGTCGAAGAACTGCCGGGATATGTCCTGCGAGGTAGCGGACCAGAGCGCCTTGGGCCGATGCTTTGGTGTCTCGGTGGCCAGGCCAACGCACCCTCGATTCACCTCGTCAAAGTGATCCTCGCGTGACAACTGTTCGTCAAGCCAACCGTGGTTGTAGTGTTCGCCCCGTTCTGGATCGGAGTTGCCCGAGCGAAACAGCGCCTTCCACCCACTCGTAAAGTAAGCTCGCCGTGGCACTCTCTTGCGCTTGTCTTCCCAGGCCGGCTCGCCGATTATCATTCGTGGAGGAATCAGCGGAGGGGCATCTCGCCACTTTTCGCGGTATGCTTCGTCGTAAGGGTCGATCCGACCAGGGTTCTTCGGGTCCGGTCTGACTGCCCGCCACAATCCGGTATGTTCATCACGGATGATCGAAAACTGACCTTCCTCGGTAAGCGTGGCCCAGATTCGAGCGATGTTGTCCAGGTCGTTCGAGATGACAATGGCGTTCCCGTTGCGGCGAACGTACTTGTCATAGGGATCGGTTCCGGTCCATGCCCGTGCCGCTTCACCGGCACACGCCATTGACTTGCCGCCCCTATTCGGGCCGTCGATTGCGCGCCATCGCTTGGTAGAAGCGTGAAACGCCTCCAAATGAGGAAGAGACAAGTACAACGCCAAACCCTCGCACTTCAATGCGTGGAGTCGCTTCAGCGCCAGTACCAGACCGGCCTGGTAAGCACGATGGGGCGCACGAGCGCTGTCGGGTTCATAGCCCCGCAACGCAGCCGCCAGGCTTTCAACTCGCAGTGTCCCCAACGATCAACTCCCGTGTAGTGGCCATGACTTGCTCAATCACAACGGTTTTCAGGCCACACTTTTCCAATGCTGCACGAAAGTACCTATCCAGAAGAACGACGATTTGTCCTTCCATGTCTTCCACGGTGGCTTCCGCCGCCGGCTGGTCAACGGCCCCGAAGTGCTGAATCCACTTCACCAGCATTTCGAGATACTTTAGCCGCGTGGGAGAATTGGACTTGGTACTGTCGTACTCTTCCTTCATGTGTTTGGCGATCTTCTCCACACCGCCGAACTCACGCACCAACGCCAACACCCATCGCTTCTCGCTGAGAAGCGAATCTTCTTCGGCCGTAAGTTCCCCCAAATCGCCAAGCGACTGAATCTCGTCGTCGTTTGGATCAATGGATGAAACCATGTGCATAAGGCGGGCCTGAGTTATTTCACCCAGACCCGCCTGATCGAGTTGTCAAAGCGCCGTTAGCCAAGCGCCGGAGGCATGGCCAGGTTGCCCGCCATGTGGACCACCACGGCCGTAGCCTCGGCAGTGGTAGCGGCATCCAGGGTGCCGGCAACGAATTGACCGGCAGTGCTGGTGGCGGCCTGAACGTACCCAGACGCATCGCTGGATACGGCCACGCCCTGGGCCAAGCTGACACCTGTTGCCCCGGTGTTCACGTACACCGGACCCGCGAGAACCACCAGGAACACATCATGTTCCGCGATGGACTGTCCCACGGTGTAGGCGTCGTCCATGGCCACGACGATTCCGCCGGCTGCATCGTTGTAGCCGGCCGATACGCGCCCGAAGTTTAGCGCGCTGGTGGCAAACTTCAGGAATCGTCGAGCAACGGTTAAGGCACCGCCGCTCTCGTTTTTGACTGGCATCAGGGTGACGAGTCGCCCCGTGCCATGAACTGTGTCGAGGACTTGGAAGGGCACGCCGCACTGACCAAGGTAGCTGGTCGCGTCCAGCGTAAGACCGGTCAAGCCAGTATCGCCCAGCGTATATCCCCGAGCACAGGGAATGCACGAATTGTGCATAGGTTACTCCTTTTTTCTTGTGAACGTAACGGTTAGCTACCGGCGGTGATGGCTTCGAGCTTGACGAAGAACGACGGAGCCTCAAACTTCATCTGCCCAAAAAAGTAGGCCGCGTAGAGGTCGTCGAGCGATTCGATCTTGTGGTCGCGCTCATAGGCGACGAGCTGGTCTTCCATGCAGTGAAGCTCCAACTTGTCCCACGGGAACATATACCCAACACCCGAGGGTACTGAGTATTCGTGGGCGATTTCCAATCCCTCCCAGTTCCAGGTCTTGAACCCGACCTGGGTGAGCTTGGTGTTGCTGCTGGCCACGAATCGCTCATTCGTCCGCAGCGAATCCTTGGCCTGTCGCCAAAGGTCCGTGTCCAGCACGCAGATGTCCGGGGTTACGCCTTGCAACCGCCCCAAATACGCAATGCCGTAGTTGAGGGCTAACTGCCAGGTGTACCGCCACGTTGCGGCAGTCGCCCCTTCGGACGACGCCCAGACCGCGGCCTGGTAGTCAACGTCCAGAGGAGACCAGGCGCAGTAATCGGTGTCACCCGAACCCGCCGGGAACGTGCCGGACCAGTCGCCGCCAAGGTCGCCGAGGTCGGTATCCTGACCGGCGTAGGTGTCATTTGGATCACCGACATAGCCACCCGAGATCAGGCCGTCATCGGCGAACATGGACTCAAAGCCCATCAGGTCTTGGGTGTAGGTGCCACCATCGGTGTAGATTTTCGTGGCGAGATCGTCCACAAAGTCATTACCTTGTGTCTTCACCACGTCCTCGACCAGATTCCACTGCTGCCACTTGCCCTGGCGGTTGGCCAGCTTGTCCAAGTGCGTAACCTTGTCGCCAAGGTTGTAGCTGATCCAGTCCAAGCTGACCTTCATCTTCAGGTTGCGGCTGGGAAAGCTGATCGAGACGTTGTAGGGGTCAACCGCCTGGATTGACCGCCGACGAATACGCGGCTTCCATTCAAGCCGCTTACCGGAGTTCTGTGCTCCGTAGCTGATGCAGCCGTGTGCCTTCATCCCGCCGAAGATCACGCTCCGTCGGAAGATCGGCTCGACGGCAACGTCGAGCATGTTATTGAGTGTGCTCAGTTCGAGCACAGCGCTAGGAGTAAATGCCATGTTGGTCACTTCCACCTGGATTGCAAAAGATTATCCTGGAGGTCGTGGAGGATGGCGTGGAGGATGTACGATTTTGGTGGAGAAAAATGGTAGGGCTCGGGTCCAGGGCGGAGTATCCTCGCCCTACCGATTACCAGCAGCCCTCCACAAACCGCCGGCAATTTTATCGTTAGGAGGCCGTGCCTCCATCATCGTCATCATCTACCGCAATACCCTTGTGCTTCATAAGCGCCACCAATGCGCCTGGGCCGCGATGCTTGCGGAAAAAATCCTTCTCGTCAACTTTCGGCGCTGTCGGCGTACCGATTGGTGTTTGGTGCTCGGCACGCGGATTAGGGGTCAAAGTGTTTCGCGGCTTGGGGATTGAGCCCTTGACGTTCGCGATGGCTTTTTCCCACAAGCCAACGTGATGTACTTTTTTGTCAAGTTCAGGAACCGCCTCCACCAATGCCTCATACTCCGCAACCGCTTTGTCACCCCACTTCGTTAGCCCGGTGGATGGATCACCGTTGACGTACAACAGCGATTTTTCGCGCTCGTTGATTTGCTGCAATCGCGTCTGTCTCTTTTCGACGGCAAGCGTGCTGTTTGTCTTCTCAGCCAACTCCTCAAGCAACGACTGCTTGAAATCACCCAGCGCCTCGGAAAAGAATCCCTTCGGGTCCATCGCGATCCGAACGGTCGCCTCCGCAATTCGCTCGTCGGCGTCACGCAGGCGGCGAATGTCGTCCTGGTTGGCTCCCGACCGAACCTTGCCGGAATCGTCATAGACTCGCGATTGCAGAAGTTGATACTCAGCCTTCGATACCGGCTGAGTTTGCGGAGAGTCCGTGGAGGCGGGAGTTGCGGGCTGGGCATTGAGTTTGCCCGCAAGGAAATCGCCGAACTCTTTCTCTCGACCCTGGATGGCCTGGAGGATTTGGTCGTAACCCTCGGCCTTCTCGTTGCGTTTTCCAACGAGCCGGGAGGCTTCCGTCACCCCCTTGATTAGACTTGCCTCATCGGTGTACTTATCCCTCAGGTCAAGACCGGCTTCCTCGAAGCGGTCGAAGAGGTCGGGTTGAGGGGACGGATCGGTGGACGGTTCCGGTGACGGTGTTGGATCGGTAGCGACCCCACCATCAGCGGGCTCAACAGGATCAGACATCGCATCTCTCCAAACTGCTGGCGCTGGGTGCAGAGGACCTAACGGGGGCAGTGGAGGTTGCGTATCCCGTCCTTCTATTTCAGATTATTGACGGGACAGAGAGTTTGGCAAGGCCAATTTGGCCCGATTTGCACAGATTGTGTGCACGATGTGCCTAATATTTGCGCAGGTTGCGACGACGAGCGCTTGCCAGGTAGAGACCGACTTCCTGGTAGTCCAGCTTTGGATCGGGCATGAACTTGCGGCGAGACTCCGCAAGTAAGGCGTAGGCAGACCGCCTATCTTTTGCGCTCTTGGACAGAGATTTGCCATCAAGCCTGGGGGTGAACCTACCGGTCCAATTGTGTGTATCGAGACCAAGGTGAAAGCAAAACCCCGGAAGCCATATCTGGCGGTCTTCCGTCCATTTTGCGGTAAAGATACGCCCGCAGGCGTCGGCTACGGGCGAGTTTATCGCATACCAGGGCCAGGAACCCAAGTGTTGGTCGCGTGCATAGAACACCTGAAACCAGCCACCCGGCCTGGTTTCGTCGCCCGTAACCATATTGTCTTGCGGGTAGCCATCGCGGTAATTTTCGGGGTCTGGAACATGCTTTCTCCGTAACCCGCCTATTTTGCCGGGTCGCATATCTCCCAACAGTAGGTTGTGCGGCAACACGATGTCGGCATCCATGACGCACATCCAGTCGTCGCGGCCGATCACGTCGAATCCCTCCTCCACCGCGGCCCCCTTGTTGAATTGGGCACCGCCGAGCGAGAAGACTCGCGTTGTGTGGCAGATCACGGTTGGGGCGTATCGGGCACAGAGTTCTCGAGTACGCTTGTCGGTAGGTGTGGTTACTACGGCGATCTTGTCAAAACGCGGAACCGCCCGCGGCAGGCTGATGGCCAAGTAGTCGTCGTACTCGACGCACACGATGACGGCGTTCATGTGGAGGTTTCCTGTACGGGACTTTTGCGAATCGTACCCGTACAAGAGTTTGCCGGATTCAGGTCGTGAAGTCCACCGTCCTGCTCCCAGACGGCCTCGTATTCCGCCGGAATCTCTCGGATCGGCTGGAGGCAGCCGGGGAAGGCTGCGGCGTACCAGCGGTTCCAGCCGCCACAATGCCGGCGGGCCAAACAACCCTCACACGGGTTGGCAACGCTTTCACCGACCTGCACCGCATCCCTCCAGAGGGCGGAAGTGTCATGCACCTGGAGCGAGTAGTTCCACTCCCAAGGATCGAACAGTACGTACCGCGCGTTGACAACGTACTTCCACAACTCGGGAGCCAAGTTACATAGCGGGTGGTAGCGAATAGTAAATAGGCAGCCATGCTCCAGGAGCGTTCTAGCCCCGTCCTCGATGTACGGCCGCAACACTGCCGGGTGAACGGCGACATCCCGAATGTGGTCGTGCCATTCGTAATGCGGCAAGAATCCAAGGAAGACGAAGTGATAGACCCCCATGGATACTTCGTAGCTGGCCAGGTCCGGCAATTCTCGGTAGTTGAGTATCTGCATGGTCACGTTCGTTCGGAACGGAACCTCGTTTGCCTGAAGCCATGTCTTCAACTCAGCTTGCTTGGCGAACGCGCCGGGAGATTCCGCAATCGCGTCCAGAGTACCGTTCAGACCGTGTGACGAAATGTGCAAGTGGTCCATACCCTGGGCCACGAAACCCTGGTATCGCTTCAGCCCGCAGGCCCCGTTGGTAATCATGCTGGTCGCCATGCCCAGGGAGTGCGAATAGTCGATGATCTCGGGCATGTTCGCGCACAGGGCTGGCTCTCCGTAGCCGACCATCACCACATGATCGAGCCCGCCTTCCTTGGCCTTGTCGATCTTGGCCTTCACTTCATCCAGGGGCACGTCAATGCCTTGGTGAAACTTCGGACTCCGCAAATAGAAGCAGGTAGCACATCGCCACTGGCACTTCCACGTTACGTCCACGCCGACTCTGGTACATGGGTTCACTTCAGTCTCCTTAATGCTTCCTGGAACACCCACTCGTCGCCAAGATTGTCGGCGATGAAGTTAGCGAGTTTGGCACCAAACGCTGTCCTTGGTCCCGCCCGCTTCCATTTTTCCAGGTAATCTACCGCATATCTGATTCCTTCGACGTGATTCACCATGTCCACGTCGATGTCAACGTAATGACCATTGCTCCAGAGGTAATCCCCCAGCTTCAGATGAATCTCCACCAAGCCAACACAAGCCAGCATGTCGTTCATTCGCAGCCAATGTGCGGCGATCTCTTTAGTAGTCCTGTTTGGCTTTCCCTTGATCCATTGCGCGACATCGCCAATGCGTTTACCATCCTGCATCAGCAGTTCCAATGTTGGCGCAAACCATTCCGGCAGGCTATTGAGCACCAAAAACACCGCGTCGTTCTGAACCCCCAAGTCAAACTTGTAGCGTATGTTGCCCACCCGAATTACGCTATCAGCGTCCCTCGCTGCATTCGACTTGATTGCGGTTCCGCTTTTGCGGATGGCCGTAACGTCGTCGGCCGTTAGGGTGCGGATAGGAATGTTGGGCTCCACACGCTCGAAGACTAGCGACTGGCGACCGCGTTCGTTTGGCAGCGGACCCCGAATGAGCTTGAATTGCGGCAGTAGGGCCTCAACATGAGCCTCTAGTGTGTACGTCTTCCTAACGCTTGCGGGCCAACCGTAGGTCGCCTCCCATTTCGGCAGTGAGGTATCACCCTCAAACTCTACCGGGCCATCGAGAATCAATACCCTTTCGGTCAAGGCCGCCAGCTTCTTCAATGGAAGATGAAAAGGTGCGTGATGCAGAACGGCGTCCTTGAAAAAGTGATGATGAACACTACCCGCATGCACCACGTCATACGTTTTCATCAATCCCTTATAAAGTGGAATCTGCCGAAAGGATTTGTTGAAGAATCGAATGTGATTGAAACCGTGATGCGCACGCACGGCTTCGGCAATCTGGCACGCATGGCCTCCCATCTCGTAACCGTCGATGGACTCGAACCTATCGCGAAGCCAGAAGCACATGAACCCCTTATTGCAGCCCAGGTCGAGCAACGACGTGCCGCCTTCCCAGAGTTCGGGCATGTTCTGTTGCAGCATATCAACCCGGCGATTGGTAACGGACCCGGTTGGCTGTAGCGTTTTGGGGTCATACGATTGGTTGCCGGGATAGTTTAGTTTGGCAATCATCGCACGCAAGTCGTCAATTGACAATGCAGTGGTCATATAGCTACGTTCCTTTAGTATTGTGTGTTATTTCTTTTTCGGTTGTAGTTCCGGCGGTATGGCTTGCATTTCATTAAGCCGATCACGATGACCCGCAAAACGCTTTACAAGTTTGGGCGTCTTGCGAAGCAACCAACTAGAGTCTCGAAAACGAGTGTTCGGCGTATTGAGAATAACATCCACCGCAGCGCGAACAGCTACATGACCTTCGTTATAGTCATGGCCTCCAATGTAGCCGCCCAGTTTGATCTTTGGAAACCATAATACGATGTCTCTGGACACATTTGCAAAATCATGGGCCGCGTCAATGTAAACGAGATCGAACACCTCGTCTCTGAAAAACCGCGCCGCCTTGTGGCTTGGCATGTCGAGCACGGCAACATTGCGGTGCGATTTCATCCGCTCCAGAAACACCAAACGATCCGTGTCGGTGGTAGCCCCGTCTTCCCAACAATCAACACACCAGAGATATTTCAAGAATTGCGCGGCGATCTCGCTACTCTCTCCCCAGAAGCATCCTACTTCGATACCAATCTTTTCGGCCAGGTTGGGGATGCTCTTGTAGAAGTCCACGATTCCCAATGTTTGGTGCCCGGCAATTCGCCGTTTGTTTCGCGGCTTGGTAGCAACAACACTCCCACTGCGACTTTCTTGACAGGCGATTTCTAAAGCAATGTTACTCATCCCTTAATACCTCATGCGTTAGACCGTTGTTCTGGACCGCAGACATAAACCATTCCGGTGAAACAATACGGAGGAGCTTTTCACGGTATTTCGTGTAGAATGCTGCGTCTACGCAAGGATCACGCTTCATCGGCTTATACGGCAACTCTTCCGGCACAAACAAGTTCTGCCGACCTCGGCGCACAATCCCGCAGCCAAACGGAATATCTACAACTACCATCCGTAAATCTGGCCGACTCATCCGTAAATACGCCCACGCCTTCCAGGTATCGCAAGGCGGCCCGACTTGTGCCAACTGGTTGGGCGTGGGGATAACATTGTCGCAGAGAATCGTACCGCCAACCGCCAAGCGGTCCAGCGAGTGAACCATATCTCGCAAGGCAGGCAATTCGCGGTGGTCGCCGTCTACATATATCAGGTCATACTTCGGCAACCCATGCCCCTCGATAAAAAAGCGGTCTGACGACATCGTAAATGTCGCCCCCGCCTTTGGCTCGATGTCCACTCCATGCTTAACCGGAATCTGAACATGGTCAAAATTGTCACCAGTGCGACGAATGCCAATCTCCAAATACGTTTCATAGCCAAACCGTTTAGCCAGCAGATTGGCGATGTCCAATGGACAGTGTACAACTTGTTCCGTAGTCATAACCTAACCTCATCCTGCATATCAAAGTGAAAAGCGTAGGGCAGCGCATCGCCAAGCGCGTTCCGAATCGCGCTGGCCGCATATCCCATTCGGCGAAACTCTTTATAGGCCGCAATCCGCTCCTCTCGGCCACCAAGCCGAAACCAGTCGTCCATGCGCCCCAGATGTGCGATGCCCGGAAACTGTTCGACGATCTCGGTAAACAGCCGCGGACCAAAGCAGTCCCACGTTCGCTGCTTGGTCTCGGTTGCCATAAGTATCCCACGCAAGGCACACGCCAGAAAGGCCGAATCGGCAGCCGTGCCAATGACCCCGTTGGCAATCCACTGCCGCTCCTTCGACTCATGCTCGGCAAACTGGTGCCGAAACCCTACTTGATCTCCAGGCACAAGGTAAGTGTCGCGTGGGAAATCCGCCTGATCCCGGTAGACCTCAATGAGTGGTCGAATCGGTAGAAAATCCGTATCGAAGTACCAGCCGCCGTACTGAAGCAAGACGGAAATGCGCAGCACGTCGCTACGTCGCGACCAGACATGATCGGCCTCGGCCTCGATGCTCTTGTAGGCAGGACGCAGGAACGGCAGCAACGCCCCCTCGCCATGCACCCTGCAAATAAACTCGGGATTCATGTCTTGGAACAAGCGGATATTGTCCCGTGCCCAATCTGGCATGGGTGGCCCGATCCACACGAACGATATGATCTTCGGAATCATGCTTTGGCCTTCCTTGCATAGAACAGTGACGTGCCGGGAATTACCGAGTAGGGAACGCCCCACTCTTCCGCCGCCCAGATCACGCCGGGAAACCGCGTGGTGTAGTCGTGCCCGAGCAGAATCCCGCCTGGCTTGACCTTGGGCCAGTACAGTTCCAAGTCCTTCCTGGCAATCTCGTATGTGTGGTTGCCGTCAACCAGCACGAGATCAAACTGCCCATCGGGGCAATGTGCCGCCGCCATGTCGGAATTGAGACCGATATGCACGACCCGCTTCAGATAGCCGTAATGATCGGCAGTGGCCCAAAACTCCGCACAGTCCCCCTCCTGTACGCCGCGTACCGTGCCGCCGGCAGTAGTCTCGTCATACGGCGCAAATGGATCAATCGCCCACAGGGCAGCTTTGGTGGCCAGCGCCATCACCGCCAACGAACCGCCGCTACCGGACCCGATTTCGAGAATCCTGCCTTGTCCAGACACTTCTCCAGCTATCCGGTGGAGTACCAGCGCCTCCAGGTACAGCATTTTCAGCCGAGCGCGCAGAAGCCCCACGTCCTCGGCCAGTGCCGCAAACTCCGGGTACTTAGCCGCGTCATTATCGTTAGGCGTCGGGATCAGCGTTTGGTTCGGTGGCAGGTATTTGATTATCTGTTTCCATCGCGACTCCTCGTCGGCAATTACTTTACTACAGCATCGCGGCAACCGGCCTGGAGCAAACGGCAATTGCGGCAAGACCTTGATTTCCCGCCAACACCACTCGAATCCAGTTGTCATGTGCAAATCGCGACCAAGTGGCAGTTTCGGCCAGACCTCTTCAAGCCACGATGCCTTTGATGCAATAATCTCCTGTGAAGAGGTCGCCGCATACTTGGCGATGATCTCCGCCTCGTCGGCACGGACATAACTGAAGTGGTGAAAACTCACGTCCTGACACACATGAACCGGGCCGGCGGATTGATCCTGGAACCGCACTTTCAGGGGTTGCTTCTTCGCCGACTGCAAGGCCACAATCGGCATTGATGCTTCAACTGGATACACCTGATACAACGGCGAGCGGACGTAAGTGTAAATGTGGGCGGTAAAATAATGTACCTCGGGGTGCGCGTCGATATGCTCTCGCAACCGCACCAGCGATTCATCATCCCACAATTCATCGCTGTCGATTATCAATACAGCAGTATCTTCCCCGATGTTGTCTCGGATGAAGGCCAACCCCACCTCGTACTGTTCTTCCTGGTGTGACGTTTCGAGCCACAGTGAATGCACCCAGTCTGGCCTCTGACGTTGCCACCGGGCAACCACGGATTGGCAGTTGTTCTCCAACACACCGCCATTCCACGCTCGCTGGGATTGTACCATGACAACACCATCAACATGATTTTCAATGCTACGCAGGCTGTAGTTCAGCCATTCGCCTCCGCGAAACGCCTTGTAGAGCGCCACCACTTGTTTCATCACGATACCTCGTTTTTACTTGGCCCATTTAGCCGTGAAATACGCTTTGTTGTGGTCCCACCACTTCCCGCCCTGATTCTTCTTTTCATTCAGATGCGTCACCTCCAGGTCATGCACGCAAATGAACTCCGCAGCGGGATTGAACAGCCGTAGTTGCCGACAATAATCGTTATCCTCGAACCCCGACCCAATGTATGCCTCGTCGAACCGTACCGGCGTCTTGCGCAGGGCAATGCACGCGGTTACAATCTCCCTGCCGGGCATGACTTCGCAGCCGACAAATCCATCAGTTGGGTTTCCAACCATGATGCCGGGCGTGCCGTCCGGGTTGAGTAGTCGCGGTGACGCCATCATGCAATTTGGATGCCGTGCCATGACTTCATCCAGCCGATGCACCCAGCCGAGCGGCAGGCCGGTAATATCGTCGTCGAGCATAACCAGCACGTCACTACGGGCCCGGTCGAGACAGATATTTCGATTCTCTGCCGCGCTAGCCGGATGGCACGTTGCGGTGACACTAACGCGACATCCCGCACTTACGAGAACTTCCTCAATCAGGGGCTTTACTTCCACATAAGGCTTCATGGTGGGAATGCCCACATCAATGATTCTCATGCGACTGATTCTCCATTTGGTAGCGATTGTGGTTGGCGTCCATAATCTCTTTTGTGCGCCAACCAACCTGGTCTCTAACATGGGACAATTGCACGATGTTTTCGCTCGGTTCCTTAGGCATGACTGCCTTATAGTGGCTGCCGTAATGCCTCCAGATCGTGCGCAGCATCGACAGGTCTTCGTATCCCGCACCCACATATCTCTCGTCAAATCGCAGTTTCCCCAAAACATGGCTGCAAATGGACCACTGCGAATTACCAAACAGCGGCTCGCCTACTGCTAAGTTCCATTCGGGCAATACCCTCCCTTCGTGGGCCAAGTCCAGTGTCGCGTAGTTCACAAAGGCCTCGTGGACTAAATCGTCCAAGTGCGGATCGTTCACGCCAACGAATGTGCTGGTCGATTCTGGTAGGTAACGCACACGATAGCACAAACGAGTCACGTCCGTCTGATCGTTAAGCCATTTCGCGCCGCGAGCGAAGTGTGTACCCACTAGGCTATCGCAGTCCAGAAAAGTAAGTACCTTTGCTCTCGCCGCTAGGGCGTGTTCGATACCGATATTCAGCAGCACATTCTTGTTGAAGATCGGCATCGGGTCATTACATACCAGCCAATCAATCCAATGTTCCGCGGCCAGCACATGAGATAGCGACCCTTCTCTGCCGGGAGATTCGCAGACCACAAGCCGCATTGTATTCCATAGGTCACCGGGATCACTCGCCATGGCATACTTCAGCCATCGCACACACGCCATCAAGTGAGCCAGACGATCACGAAACGGAACGATAATCGCGTGGCTCAAACCTTTACGTGGTCCGGTGGGGGTCTCTATCAGCATCTCGCCGCTATCCTCGGCTCGGGCATACGCCACCGCGACGGTCATTTCGCGAGCCCGCGACATGATCGACTCGGGCTCCATCCCGGCATCGAATAGAGCGTTGATGGCATCCGCCAGGGCCGCTATTCCGGCCTGGAGTGGCGGGTTAATTTGTGTCATCAGTCGCACCTCCGTGCAAAATGGTCCTGCCGAAGCCGGTCGCTCAAAGCAGTTGCATCGTGCCAAGTCAGGCTCAAGGTCGGATCATCGGCAAACCGGCCGATTGTCTGGAGCGTGGCCGCACGGCTTACGTCGTCGTACAGAAACACATATCGTTCCGTGCCCTTGATTAGTGCCAGTACGTTGAAATCGTCGTTCACGTTTCCCTCCCCGCCTCGACAAACGCCTTCGCCGCCGCCCGGACCCGCTCGAACGCCTCTGCTATCACCGGCTCGCGGTAGGCGATGATCGGGCACCGGCCGTTCGCTTCTTTCTCCCTCACGTACCCGATCGGCCCGCCGACGTGGTGCTCCGGGCAGACCGGGATGTAGGAGAGCGGGGGACCGAGGGTCATAAGTGTTGCCCGCCCCTTTCCGCCTTCGCTCTATCGATGGCCTGAGTAAGCGTTGTGCCGCACGTTCCCACGTATTGCGTGCCGTCTTTCCACCAAGCGTATTCGGTGAGCCCAGCAATGAAGGCGTAAAGAAACTTGTCTTTGAACTCGTCGCGGAGTGCGTCGATCTCATCAGCAGCATCGCAACATAGCCGATGCCACACTTCTAGTTCCGCCACGGGAAACGGTGGCACCATGTTTCTCCACGAGTCGTCGCGTAGGCGTTTGGTGATGCTGCTACGGCGTTTCTTCGCCCGGCACTCGTCACATAGCAAGTCCGTGCCCGTTCGGTCGTTCACTACGCAGTTGACGCAGTTCGTGCTCATCGCTTTTCCTTTGCGGCTCGTTGTACCCATTTGCGAAACCGAGATTTGCAGTTTTCGTTTTCTCTCTCGGACAGTAAGTCTCGCATAAACAAATGTGCCCGACACTCGTTCAGGAACTCCAGCATGTTTTTCGGCTGCGCTCCCTTCGGCGGCTTGGCGTTCGGGTCTGTCTTGCGGCCTGGAATCATCGCGTTTCCCCCTCTCTGTACTCTGTCAGCCATTCAATGAAACGCTCGCCGCCCTCAACTCCCCACCAATCGTGGAAAGCATAGGCGTGCTCGTCTGAATTAAATGACAGGAATACTTCATGGTTGTTAATTTTCCGCGTGATTTCCGAACGCTCGTCTGGCAGGTACTCTTCAGCTTCGCCGCGTTTCATAACCGTACTCCTGATATTTCAGCGGCCGCCCCAATTCCGACCGCAATGAGTTGACCTCCTGGCGCAGCAGGCGATTCTCCTGACACCCAATAGCTCGCGACTGGTGCGCGTAGCTGGACACCGATACCAACGCCACTTCCCGGCACACCGGACACTTGCGGACATTCTGGTAACGCTCCCCGGCGTCGTGATCGCAAACAGAGCAGACTTTACGGACGTATGGCATCGTTACACCTCCAGTCGTAGCGGGCCGAAAGTCGGAGTGTTCATTCGTCGTCAAACATCTCCAGGTAGTCGTCGTCGAGGTCTGTGGCCACAATATGGCCACATTCCAGGCACCGCCAGTTGCAGCCGCCAACGAACTCATCTGAGTACATGGGTCGGCTCTGGTTGCATCGCGGGCAGTATTCGTCGCTGATTTCGACCATTAGTGCTCCTTGTGATTGCAGTATATCGGTAACCGGCGGGTCGGGGTGGTCATTGCCGCGTCTCCGGCTTGCACGCCGCGTGTTCCCTCGCAAACTGCCTGAGGATCGACTGCCAATCAGTAGGCAGCAGCGGGTCCTCATACCACTCTGTCTTGCCGCAATGACGGCACTCGACAACGGAGTAGTTGACTGTTCGCGGTTCTGTTCTCGTCACGCCACGGCTGGTTATGTGTGGGGGAAGGGTCATGTCGTTACCTCGCGTGGGCGTGGCCCGTTGAGGCTGCCCCTCGCTACCGTCCCTGGAGTAGCAAGGTGCCTCAACCGTCGCTTCGCTTCTTCTCGCACCGTCTTGGGCGTTCGCGAGTACTTGCCCTGGCAGAGGTCCAAGAGGAACCTTTCTACAAGTTCCTGCGCTCGTACTTCTTCCGCTTTCGTGGTCATGTTGTTACCTCGTAATTCGCCCACAAGCGCCCCTGCCGATCCTCTTCGGCGAAACGTCGATCCAGGTTGTGGACACTCTTGCATTCGTGGAAGCCCAAGTTATGGCTCGAACAGACATCTTGCATTCTCAACATCCGCTGCCAGTAGTGCGGATAGTGCCGGCGTAGCGTCCGGCAATCGCCGAGCGCCTGTAGCGAACAGCAAAAGCACGACACGCGGCTGAAATGCTCGTACAGACCGCCCCAGGTGTAGCCGAGCTTGCGGCACCCCTCTATCGCGTCGGCTTCCGTGACACCCGCCTCGATTAGCGGATAGCGCACTTTACCGGCCTCCTGCAATTTCTTCTGACTCTTGGTGTCGCACCGGTGGGCTTCGTCGGCGGCGAACCCGACGCACTGAATCCCGTTGGGGCACGCGCGGCGGGCGGCCACATCCAATCCCCGCGTTTTGATGTCCGTACACCATCGCCTGGTCGCCGAAGGCCAGCCGTAGCCGTGATAACGCACCTGGCCCTTCGTGATTCCCTCCTCGGGATAATCCTTGCTGGCCCGGATCGGCATGTGTGAGAATTGAAAATCGAACGGGATGGCTGGCTGAACCGGGATGACCCGCAAACCGGTCTTGGCTTCGACAAGTTCTCGGTGCGCATCCATTTCGTCAAACTCCCAACCGGTGCGAAACTCTATTACGGCCGCGACGTTTGCTCCGGCCTCTAATAGCAGGTGGAGCATGTAGGTGCTGTCCTTGCCGCCGGAATAGCTCACTACCAATTCCTCCATGCGTCACTTCACCTCGTAATTCGTCCAGAGTGATTCGGTTGTTTACGGGTCGTCGATTCAGCTTTCACCTTCCCCTCCTTCCGCCGCGCTGGCGGCTTCAATCGTTGCGTCCGGGAAGTCCCGACACGCTCTCGCCGCGTCCAATGCAGCCGTCGCCGCCGATAGACGGGCGTATCGGGTGGCCGACTCGCGAACCAAGGTTCGACCCGGGTCGCCGTCTTCATCACAGAGCCACACACCTGATTCAAGTGTCACGATGAATTGCATCCCTTTCTCTCCTTTCGCCGCGTTGGCGGCTTCTTTCCACTCGCCGATAGTCGGCAATCCTCGCGTTCCGTTCCGCGTCGGACTGGCGGTTAGTCGTCATTGGATTTCTCCTGTTCGTCCGCCCACCGTGCCAACCCGGCCGCAATCTCGCGAGCCACGGCAGGGGTCAGATTCCAGCAGTCGGCAGTAAAATTCACCATGCCACCACGCAGGCACATTTCGGCGTAGTTGGACGTTGCGTAACATTCGTACAGCACAATCTGGCGGTTACTCACTCGCATGGCAGACATCGCTTGGTCTCCTGTTCTTCCCGCTCAATCGTCATGGTCCACCCTGGCAGTCAGCTTGTACACAACCCCGTCGACTTCCGCCAGCAACTCCCCGCCATCACCAAAGTCACTGGAGCCGGTTAAGCCGACATCCAGCTTGGCCTTGACCAGCAACGGGCGAACGCACGTTTCGAGAAAACCGCGTGCCAATACGCCGTTGGCTTGTCGCCTACCGGCCCGCTCTAAATCCCGGCGACGCTCTGCCGCTGTTCTGTTGTCATCGAAAAACATGGTTTGGTCTCCTGTTATTTGTGCTCCCAGATTGTCACGTAATCGTCGCCCGGCACTCCCGTGCAACACCAACGGAAGCAAACCCCACTTGGAATGGGCAAAAAGCTGTCGTCAGACAGCAATAGCTTGCCCTTCCAACCATACTCGTGGATCAGCCCGACCATGATGCGATTGATCTGGTCCGCGTCTCCAAAGGTCCGGGCATCGAGCATCGTCCAGAGCCGTTCCAACTCATCGGCAGCCAGCCGACTCACCGCATGTCCGTTACGTCGCAATGTATCGAGTATCTCGCGACGGATGCGAGGCTCGGTAATCACTTCTGCGCCAATTGGTAAGTCGAACATGGTTTAGTTTCCTGTTTGGTTTGTGTCCACCCGCCGGCGTCTCCGTCCGCCGGCCGGGCCTCGCTCTCAACCCCGCTGGCCGTCCGTCGCGGGGCTCTCGGGGTGTTCCAATTCGGTCTCCACCGTTACCCAAACGTGGAAACGCTCAGTGAACTCTTTCGTAACGTGCAAACACTGAACCTGCGAATCGTCTCGCCAGATCACGCCGGTCAGCGCGTCCTCGACCGCCCGGGTGAGCTTCGATACGTCCGGTTTGGTTATTGGGTACTTTGGGGCTGATGGCTTTAAGACGTTCGCGTTACGCCCCGTGCCGTAATGGCTCTTGGGACGAGGGCGACCAAATGCGAGCGTCAACGTGACCGCACCAGTCAGGAGCGGGCCGCTGTAAACCTGGCTCGCGGCGTGGGCCACTTCTTGCCGCCACTGGGCAAGGCGGGGATTGTCTTCGCGAATAGTTGTGAGGGTGCGGCCGTTCTTGACAATCGGTACACCACCCTTCCCGCGAATTACCTGTTCGACCTTTGACCCTTGGGTAGCCGGCTGGCCGACAACCTCAAAGCTGATAATTTCGCGGTCAATCGTTTCGGTGTTCATTCCGTGTTCTCCATGTACCGGTCCACGTCTGCCTCGGTAATTGCGCTGGGTTTCAGGCCGACCAATTCCCTGTATGCAACCAGGTCATAGTCTTGCGGCCGACTCCGCTTCAGTGCCGCCAATTGTCTCGCCTTCGGCCATGTCTTCCCGTCGTTCATCCGCTCATCGTGGCACCGGTAGCAAACCACCAGCACAGCATACCGCTTGTCGAGTGCCTTCTGCCGGTCTGCACCATTGGCTATCTCGTGGACGCTCAAGGTCCAAGCGATGTCACCAAGCCGAACCCGCCTCGGATCGTGCCCGCATATCTCGCACCGGCCGACCTCCTGGATAAGCCGGTCGCGGAACGGCTTGCACGCCCGGAAGCGGGCGGCGGTTTTTTTCGAGACGCGGCGTAGGCGGGTTCGCTTCATGGGCTCTCGCCTCTCTCACAACCGGGTGGGATTGTAGCCAGATCATAACGATGCTGAAGTTGGGCGAGTTCGGACCGCAGCCGCTCGACCTCGGCCGCTTGGCTGTCGCAGAGCAACTGAAGGTCGGCGTTAAGCAAGTCCGACACTTCGATTCTCTGCCCACACTTGCTGCATGTTATCGTTGCGGTAGTCATTGGCTTTCGCTCCGGTCTAACGTACTCGGTTCCTGCCAATTGCGCAGCCCCAAACGCCACGCGATCCTCTTCGGTCCACGTCCCTTGCTTCATCTCCTGGTCGCGAATCATCTTGTAGGCTTCAAGGTAGTACGGTTCGTGCTCCCCGATCACCAGGAAGTTGCGGCCCTTTGCAACCATCTTCCACACTCGCGGATGGACGTGGTGACAATACGCATTCAGTTTGCTCACCTCGTCTTGTAGGTCTCGGACCTCGCCCTTCAGCCTGTCACGCTCGAAAGCCAATTGCCGAATGACACCATCGTTCACGTGGTCCCCCAGCTTAATCGCCTCGGCTACTTCCACTTCGAGAGCCGGGCGTGATACATCAAAACCGCTCGTTTTCATTGTTCACTCGCCTTTCTAAGGTCTTCCTCGGCTAGTAACCCACAATCCTCACACGCCCGGTATGACTGTCCGCCTTGCGGCGTATCAACCCAGACCGTGGCGAACCGGCGTGCCCCTAGCTTGTTTCCACAGAACGAACACGGAAAGTTCTCCGCGACTGCCCCGACCCCTAAAGCTCCGTTCGACCATTTCATTGACAGCACATGAACGGGGTCGCGTGTCCAAGTACGCCTACGCTTGGTCAGGCTCATTTGATTAGCCCCTCGTTTCTCTCCAGCAGCTTCTTGCCGCTCATATCATATGTGGCTATCCATCGGCACCACCCAAAGCACCGCCCCCGCACATCGGCCACGCTGCGGGGTGTCGTGCGATGATGCACGGCCACCAATTCGCCTGGCTTTCGCCGCTTGAAAAGGTGCCAGCACTCGCGCAACACCTCGACCACCGAAAATGCCACGGTCCCCTTGCGGGAGAGCGTGAACTCGCCGCGGTCAGTCTTGACTAGCATCGGTTTCCTCCTGCCCACCGGACCGTCGCAAAACCATTTCCCACAACTCGCTTGTCGCAGGATAATCCAGGGCGTTAAGTGCGCACTCTTCGGCTGAACGGTCGCGAGGACACCCCAGTGCGATATACGCCAGCGCCGCCTGGCACCGCTGGTAGTGCTCACACAGCACTTCGTACCCCGCCACCGTTCGCCCGCTAATCTCGCGTACCCGGTCCAGGTCGCCGCGAGACGGCAACGCCTGCCGCATCTTGCCGCCGTCAAGGGGTAGACTGTCGATTAGCTCCACGCCGTAGATCGGGCCGCGTTCACTCGCCATCGTACTCCTCCTGTTCGTGTGCCCTTCGTTCCGCCTCCGTAGCGGTCAAGTGCCAGTACCGACACGCCGAGCTACAGTCGCCGTGCCGGCGGCCTTGGCACCGCTCGCATTCGGCAAGGGCTTTGTCTATCTCGGCTTGTCGAGCCACTTTTCCCTCCACGCCCCCAACTCCCTCAGTATGCGTAATTCTTGCAGCGACCGGATCGTTCGTTCCACCGTGGCACCCGTGAACACCATGCTTCGGGTCGGTTGCCGCAGCGACACATCCGGGCAGTGGTCCGGCAGTAGATGTTTCCACGACCTCGGAAGCATGATGGCCAGTGCTTCGTCGGCAACCACCTCGAACTTCGTGTCGTCGTGAGTGTCGAAAAGCTCCATCATCTTCACGCTCACATTCCGTTCGGCGTAGACTTCCACACCCGGCTTCGGCCCCAACCGTCTGACAACCACCAACACCTTTGGCCGCGCTCGATATGCCTGTTCGCATTTCCGGCACCGTTCTTCCAGGGCTTCCTTGATGGTTTTTTCCGTCAACTCGCCAAGTAGCTTTTTTCCTTCCGCCGCCCCCTTGAGCCACGCCGCCAGTTTCGGCACGGTATCCGGTAAGACTGGACCTCTTCGCTTCCGTGTCATGGCATCTCCGTTTGCGCAGCTTCCCCTACCCGTCCACCCGCGTTTCGGGCCGCAGTGACTCGGCACTGCCGAGCCCCCTCACCCTGCTGGATCGACCTGTCCGATGCTACTCGGCCGTCCACTCCAACATGCCCCGCGACCCAAGCCGCGCGGTTGCCACCCTTGGACTGTGCTTTCGCCTCGGTCGCTTGGGGCGGTGGCGTAACCCTGTGCCGCTTCCAACCCGGCGGCGTCTGTCGCCGCCTCATCCAACAGATTGCTTGACCTCTTCCGCCGCCGCTTCCTCGACCGCCGCGTGGCCGCCGGTCGCGTCTGGGAGGTCCGGTTCCGGCTCGACTTCGATGGCTTCCAGCAGCCGCCGATACCGCTTGAGTTGTAGCCACTTGGCTTTTCGCAGTTCCGCCTTGTCGGCCTTGTACTTCTCGGCCAGGCGGTCGAGTTCGGCTTGGTAACGGCGTTCGGCTTCGTCCATTGCCGCCTTCACCATTGCGGGTGTTGTGTCCAGTGCGTCTTGTAAGATCATGGTTTTCTCCTGTCTTAGTATGGGGCCCCAGCAGTCTGCATTTCCTCGACTCTTAGGTAATTGCCGCCGTGCTCGCCATGCACAAACGGGTAGAGCATCGCTACTCGCCGGTTGGCATCGTCGGAGCCGTAGCGGATCATTTCGTATCGGTGCCCACGAATCGTGACGGTTCGGGGTACGTGGTGTGGTGTGCCCTGCTTCTCGCACAGTCGCTTGAATATCCCCACGCATTGCCGCCACGTCCGGCCGGAACGCCCGGCCTTGTAAATCGCCGACACCATCAATTGCTCGGCGCTTTGGACATTGCCCTTCTTTTCTTCCCGCTTGACTTCCTTCAACTCCGAGCCGTCGAACTGTAGCCCCTGTGCGCGTCGCTCGCGTGGGGTTGGCTCGTAGCCGCAGTTCTTGCATCGCCCGCCTCTATAGATGGCATTACATCGGGGACACTCTATCGTTGGCCGTGCTCCGACTTCGCCGGGTTCCTTGGTCGTGATGTCGAGAGTCCAAGCCGGGTCGTCCTCGAAGAACCCGTGGCGTTTGATGTTTCCGCCATGGTCGAGAATAAGTACGTCCTTTTTCGCGGGATGTACCCGCGAGCCACGCCCGATCAACTGGCGATACCTCACCACCGACCCGACCGCCACGCACAGTTGCACGCACCCGATTCGCGGAATGTCGGTGCCACGTTCAACCACCTGGACGTTGCAGAGGTAGTCGATTTTGTGGTTATTCAACCAACGGAAGATCATGCGCCGCTTCTCGTCTGGCGTCTCACCATCGACGTACTCGACCCGCAGCCCGGCCTCTGACAGTTCGGCCATGGCGTCCTTTGCATGGGACCGTCGCGGGAAGAACCCAACTGTCGGTCGCCCATCGGCGTACTGTTTCCAGTCCCTAACCAGGTCGCCGGCCAGCCCGTCCATCGCCTCGGACACGGAACCCTTAGTGAACTCCCCGCCGCGTTTCACCAGCAGCCCGAGCTTACCCTCGGTCGCCCGGAAGTATCGGAAGGGGGCAAGGTAGTTGTTGTCGATGAGCCATTGCGTGGATGGCCCCTGGACGATTTCCTTGTAAACGTCGGCCAGCCCTTTGGCTTGCGGTGTCGCGGTGAGCCCGATCACGTAGGCGGGGTGTAGGCTGAGCTTCTCCCGCTGCGCGTCGTGGTACTTGAGAAACTTGGCAAACTTCGGATGGTGCGCGTGGGCCTCGTCCCAGACTATCAGATCAAACGTGATGTCTGATGGGTACTCGTTGTTTTCCACAAACCAACTCAGCATCGTGTCGATGGACGCTATCTGTATCCGCCGGCCGTATGCCGTGTCTCTGCCGGACATGATAACGCCATGCGGGACCGCCGGGTGTTCCTCGAATGATTCGATGGCGTTGTCAACCAGACCTCGGCGGTGAACCGTGAAGAGACTTCGCCCGGTTTGCCGCGCGGTTGGTTCCCTGTTGGCTGATGATCCCAGTATCCACTTGGCAGTGCGAGTCTTCCCCACGCCTGTCTGCGCACAGAGGATCACCCGCCCGTGCCGCGTCAATGCGGAGCGGGTCCGGTCGCGGAGGTCTTCCTGGTGCGGGTATAATTCAGGCAAGCTAATCATCGCTGCCGCCTTCACATAGGATGAAGTCACACTTCCATCGCTTCACGGTAGCAAACGGAATGACTGCAAATCGCTTGGCGTCTGTTTGGCCGTATTTCGCGCTGGTGCAGTCTTCGTACCAGTCGCGCGGGTTCGCCGCGTTGCTTCCCTGTTGGCCGTCACGCACAATCCGCAAGATATCATCCATACGAGCGATGCCGGCGTAGAGAAATGAGTCATAGCTACCCTTGGGTTGTCCAAAAAACGCTTGAATAAACAGATGGGGGCGCACCCATCCTTGCACCGCGTGCTCCATCGCGTGCAGTCGCTTGGCTAGTTCGGTCTGCGAGACCGCCTTGCGGCCTATACGGAGCGTGAATGTGCGAAACCGCTTGTATAGGGGCCACTGACACCGGCTTGCAATCCCGCGAATCATGCTCTTGCTTTCAATTACGTGCCAGTGGTCAATGCCGCTATAGATGTCGAGAAACTCTTTGTCGGCTACGTTTTCCACCGGTACGATACTCCCGCCGCCAATAGCATGTGCCACTTGCGGCCACACGCCTTCCAGAAACGCGCGTTGCGTCTGGGCAATCGCTGCTGTTATGTTCTCAGGCACAACCCAAACTCCTGAAACGCATTAGTGAAGCGGGCAACAGCCTTGCCAAAATAGAATATGGTTTGCCCGTTTGTTGGCGAACTCCATTTGCCGGCCGCGTTGTAGAATGATACGCGCCCCTGGTGAAAACACAGCACGCTCGCCGTGTTTGCTGCGCGGTGCCACCACTTCGTGTCCGTGTTATCGTTTACCAGCAGCACAGCTTGGGCGACATCGCCTGTTTGGTATTCGTCGCATAACTTGAAACAGAATTGCTCTACGAGCGGCATCTTGTAGGGCGGGTTAAGAAACACATTCCCGGCCCACGCCTGCGCCAGCCCATCGTCTTGCGCGGTGTAGTACGTTGCGGACCGTACTGTCTTTTGGGCAACCTCTGACGTTGCCGGGTCCAGGTCGATGGTCGTCATTGCCTTCCGTGCGGCCTCTATGTACTTCTCTGGCGTGTACCATTCGATAACATTGTTGCCGTGCTTGGTGCAAATCGCCCCATCGCTCCCGCAATACCGTATGAAGTCGGTTTGCGTCGGCACGTCGTCGCTGGCTTCGTAATACTCGTCGAGGCGGTCTGAGTTGGCTGCCAGCTTGCGGTACGCGGAAAGGGCCGGCTTGGAAAATGGTAAACCAGCGTTACCATTTTTCTTTCCGCGTCCTTTTTCCTTTGGCGGTTTCGCCGGTGCCAACTCCCCCAGCTTCGCCTTTATCTTCAGCACCCCCAGGGCAATCGGCCGCTCTACCTCAATTCCGGCCTTCAGCCGCTCGGCGTAGTGCTGCATTGTCGCGGCCTTGTCCAGCAAGTCCTTTGCCCTAGCTACGGTGCCAATTTCTGCGAGTAGCTGCTCTACCCGTCCAGGAAAGGCTAGACACTGGGAGATAAACGACTTTGGAACCAACTCTCTTTTGCTCACGTCCACAGCCTCGCTAGCTTGAGCAACTTTTTGCACAACGTAACCGCCTCATCGTGCTCCGTTCTCGCCCACATGAGTTGCAAGTCGTCAAACGCCCGTATGAGAGCCTCAGCAGTCTTGATTGTCTTCTGCCGCTGGGTCTTGAGCCGATCCTCGTCAACGTCCCCGGCGGGCTCACCGTGCGGATGGTGGCACTTGGCGCACGACACCCCCTCTTCGTCCTCGTCCCACTTGGTTCCGGCGCAGTTCGGGCACTTGCCATAGTCCACCGGCTTGTCCTTGCCCTTCCTCGGCGGCTCGGTGGTTGGCTCCTGGGGCTCCCTGCCGTCCGATTCCGTTCGGCCATCCTCTCCGTCGTCGGGTTCCGTTGGTGGGGGTGTTCGCTTGGCGGGCGGGCTGGGGTTGGCTGGCGCCCGAGCGGCTTTTGCGGCCCCGTCCAGGCTGCCCTCCAACATCAAAACGGCGGACGCCTGCCGTTTTGGGAGTGCCCCCACGTCGCGTGCAAACTGCATGTAAAACCTTGCGGTTCTTGCGCTTCCGTCGAACAGCCTGTTGCACTCATCCTCCCATCTTCCGTGGGGTATAGTCTTCTTTGCGGCCAGCAGTTCCCTGCCCGTTTCGAGGGCGTGCTGTGACGCTTGCTTAAGATGCTCACCAACATAGCCGTGAAGGATATTGGCCTTGCGGAAATGCTCGTGGACTTCGACCGGTAGGTTGGGCTTATTGGGCATCATTGCCTCCGTGTTGTAATTCCAGTTCTTCGACCCACTCTTGTATTTGCCCGCGCAGCGACTCCATGTCATGGGTAGGGAAGTCGGTGCCAATCTCTTCCAGCTTGGCCAGCTTGCCGCGCAGCCCGGCGAGGTCTTGCTGTTTGTACAAGTTCTCGGCCACTTCCAACGCCAAGGGTGCCCGCTCGGCTGGCGAGACCTTCCACTTGGCCTTGTTGGTGCATTTGTCACCGGGGGCGAGGCTGGTCTGCTCGGGCGCTGAAACAATTGGCTTGATCGTGACTTCGGCCCGTTTGCCGCGTGCATGAGTAAGCAGCAAGGTCTTGGGCTTGTCGAGACCCGATAGGTGGCTAATGCGTATGCCGCCGACCTTTACGCCGGCCCACTTCACATCGGGGTCGCAATAGAGCGTCATGCGTTGCCCGACCCAGCCTTTCGGATCGTCTGAGTACGTTGAGATCAGCACCCGACGCATCGACTTGCACGGCTTATACGGGCGGTGTCCCTCGATGTCGACAATGACGGGCTGGTCTTTGTCTCCCCGCCTGACACCCGTAATCGTCACCGTAATGGGGCCGGTAACGAGGTCGTCAGCGTTGAGTTGATCCGACTTCGGTACGATGCTCGCACGGACTTCCTCGGGCGTTGGGTGACTACTCATCGGCAAACCTCACGTTCGTCTGGGTCGGCGCTATCAGTTCGTGCCGCTGCCTCTGTACCCGCGATTCGATCCGCCTGATCTCTTCCAGAAGCAGCAATAGGCATTGAGCCATCTTGGCTTGATACTTTTCGTCCGGCTCGACGCGCAACAGAAACGGCGTCAACTCGGGATGGAACACGAAGAAGTCGAGCCACGCCCGACCGGAGATCAGTAGCAATGCTTGTATTTGCGGCTTGTATTGCACCGGCACTTCACCCGCCGCGTGGTAGCTGATAAGCGTTTCGGGGGCCGGGCACTTGACCTCTATCAGCCCATCGTCGCCAACCAGGCCATCGGGCGAGCCACCGTAAGCGTCCGTCCGGTCTGGCAAGATGAACCCCACGTTTTGAACTGTGCGGCCGGTCTGGAGCGTATAGGCGTGCTTGGCGTTGGGCTCGTTTTCCGTGCCCCATTCCATCCAGTACGTCGGCGGTGGCTCGGTGTAGACGCCCAGCCGCTTGGCCACGATTTTGGCGGCATAGGCGGGGGCTTGTGCGGAGTATTCACCCTTGGCTGGCGTAACGAACTTCCCGAACTCGCTGGCAGTGGGGCGTGCTCGCCAGCGGTCCCACTCTTCGCTTCGCTGTTCGCAGTTGATGATTCTCATGCGTCGCCTCCGAGGTAGGCGACATGAAGCGGCCCTTCGGAAACTTGCGCACCGAACAAAAACAGCCCCTTCTCGGCGGCCAGCGCATGCAGGTTTTGCCGGTCGGTCGGCTGGAGGTCTTGCCAGACCCGTTGCGGGATAGGCAGTAGGCCGGGCGATCCCAGGTGTGGCAGCAGTTCGCGCAGCACCATGTCCACCCGCTCACCGTCGCTAAGCCCATTTACCCGATCAAAGGCCGTCCGGCCGCGTTTCGGGTGCTGGACGAACAGGCGTGGCGCGCCATCCACCGACCGGATTTCCAGGTGCGTGGTGTGCAGCGATTGGGCGAGGATGTCGAAGACCTGCGTGGCCCGGTTGTGCGCGTCGGCCGCTTCCTTCGTTGCCAGATCGGCGGCTTCTCGGTGTAGCTTCGCCTTGGCCTGGTTCTGCTTCGCGTCTCGGATTCGGATACCCCGGTCGTATGCGTCACTGGCGGCCACGACCGCCGCGAAGGCGGATGTGATTTCTTCGGGGGTCGGGTACGCCACTTCCTGGGAGGCGGTATCCGACAGCGCCGCAACGGTCGCCTCATGCTGTGCCGCGGTGACGAGCCTTGCGTCGGCGAGTTGGGCGGCATGTTCCGCTGCCGTTAGCGCTTCCTTGGCCTCTGCCAGTTGCACGAGGATCGCTTCGAGCTTTTGGTGCGCCTCTTCGGCCGCATCCGCTGTGTCCTTGACTGCCTTCTCGGCAGCCTTGACGGTCGGCCCCTCGTATCCGGATCGCGCCCACCCAAGCCGCTCTTTTGCTTGAGCGACCTCCTTTTCCTTCTCCATCCCGGCAACGCGGCCATCCACCAGTGTCTTGTGCTTGTCGCGTGCCTCATCGCGAGCCTTTCCCAATGCCTCCAGATCGGACGATTGGCTCATGTCCAGTCCGTCCGGCACGACTTCCAGCGGTGCGGCGTGACCCACTTCCGCGTCGGCTGTGTTCTGCCGTTCGCGGGCCTGTTTGTCGTATGCCTGTTTCACGCGAGTTGCCAGCAGCACGGGATCGTCCGTCAAGGCAACCCCGAGCGCGTCAAACTCCGCTTGCCCGCCTGCTAGGTCATAGTAGAGTGTCGGGTCCGCCTTCGCCCCGGACAACACCGCCAGGGCCTTGATGGCTGTAGCGTCCCGAACTTCCGGCGTCTTGCCGGGCGGGTCAACCAGATCGGTCAGACTGAACTTCTCGGCGTCGATAACGTCGAGGTCTAGGTCACCCTTGCGGCGTTTCCGGCTGCCGATGGGTGCCAGCACGCCAAGCCCCTCGATCTTCCCCGAGACAGCGCCGTCGTGTAGCGTAACGTCCACCTTGTGACCGGCCAGCCAGTCCAGGGAAGAAATGACCGTCGTCTTGCCCGTCCCGCGAGCGCCGCGCAATTCGTACGCGCCGGGGCCGGGGGAGAGGTCAATTGCGAACGTGCCCTCGATTGGGCCGGCGTCAGTTACTTCAATTCGTTCCATGTTCATTCTCCCTTGTTCGTTCGGCCAGCAGCCGCCGGATCGTGTCGGCCCGGCCGTTGGCTTTAGCACTTGACCGCCGGGCGAACTTGCCGAGGTCTCGGCACCACTGTTCTGTGATTCGGCTGAGCCAGGTGGCGACTTCGGTGTGCCTAACTGCCATCGTCGGCCTCCTTCGCCGCTTCGGCGGCCTGCTGTTTCTCCCACGCACCGAAGCACCACTCGACGAACTGTCGTCGTGGCACGTCGGGCGGAGCGTCGTTCTCGAATAGTTCGTACTCACGCCGGAAGCGGTCGAGTTCGTCGAATGCCTCTTTCGTGGCGGTCACGACGGTGCCGCGCACGCAACAACGCTTCAGGTAGGCGATGATTTCGTCGGGGGTCATTCTGGCACCGGGATTAAATGCACTCGATACTTACGGTCGCGGATCGTCATGCTGCCACCCACGATTGTTCCTAGTGTCTCCGGCTTGGGCTCGGGCTCGGGCTCCAGCACCGGGCGGATGGCGTCGGAAAATTCCTTCCGTGCGCAAGAACCCCCCTCGGCGAGGCGACGCCGATACTCACCAATACTTGACGTGCCCGACTTGCTCCAGGCTACCGTCGACTTCACCGTGGCTTCCGCCAGTTTCTGAATCAGGTCGTCCATTTTGCTCTCCTGTTAGGTTGCAGCCGTGTCGTCGGCCAGCGACTTCACGTCACCGCGCGCCTGCATCCGGCGGTAGGTTTCGTCGCGATGCACCGGAACATCCCTGGGTGCCTCGATGCCCAGCCGAACCGCGTCGCCGCGAATCTCGCAAACCACAATCTGGATGCCGTGGCCGATGCGGATAACCTCTCCGACTTTTCGCTGAAGCACGAGCATCTTGGTTTCCTCCGTGAATGGTTTGGTTAGTGGTCAGCAGGAGCCCCCGGAATCGAACCGGGCCAATCGGTTTTGGAGACCGATTCGCCACCTTGGAACATTGGCCCCTGATTGCCGCGCCCCTCGCGTCGTGCGTGGCTCCCTCCAGGGCTGCCGTGCCGGGGGGCGCGGGTAAAATCTGCCCGTCCGTGGCCGGGCACCTCTCTCGTTATGCGGCTGGGTCGCTCTCGACCGATTCGGCTTCGGACGCCACGGCGAACTTGCTTCCGGCGGATACGAGTTTGTCCGGTCGCTCCACACCTTCCGTTGCCCAGCCTGTTAGGTATTTCAGTTAAGTGGCCCCGGTGGGACTCGAACCCACATGATTCGCCGAGAGTTGCCCGGCTACAAGGAAATCACTCTTGTATAACCACGGATTGTAGTCCGTGTGCGTTACCGTTCCGCCACAGGGCCAAAGTGCCCATGCTTTCCCATCATCGCCATCAAGGGCATTAGTTGCCCGGTTGGCTGTCTTGCCCGCCGTGCTGGTCGCCCGTAACGTGGACCACTCGTCGCCTCCGGCTCCGGTTCCGCTCGCTGGCAAGGGCTGTGCCAGGTTCTCCAGACTCGTGTAAAATCCACCCCGCCGCGCCCCGCCGAACCAAGAAAAGAAGAAGCCCCCGGCGCACGCTGGGCGACGCCGGGGGCCCGGACCCAAAGCAGCAGACAGAATCACGGACGCGGCAACGCTGCCAGTGCATCTCGGGCCGCGCCTCCGTTCGCCTCGACAATGCGCGGGTCCAGGTAGTGCCGGACAGTCAACTCCGGCCGGCAGTGGCCCGCTTTGCGACACGCGAGGTCGATTGATTCGCGGGCCGTGTATGAGAGCGATGTGCGGCGGAGCTTGTGGAACAAGTCCTTGCGCGTCCGGCTTGCCGACAGCCCGGCTGACTCCACGATCAGCCGGAACTGCCGCCAAAGATGAACCGTGGTAAACGGCCACGGAAACAACTTCCGCCGGCGCGGACTGTACATCGGCCGCATGGCGTCGACCGTCTGACCGGACAATGGAAGCCACTGTTCCGTGCGGTCTTTCTGGGTTTCGGCCCGTAGCACAATCCACGCTTCCTCTAAGCTGCAATCCGCCGACTCTACCGCCAGAAGTGCGCTGATCCGGGCCGCCGTATCGTAGATGGTCAAGACCAACGCTTGCCAGAAAATCGACCGGGGCACGCCATCCAGTGGCGCACCGCCGGCCGATCGGGAAGAAATCAGGATGCGGGATACTTCCTGTGCTCGCCACGCAACAGGTGCCCTTCTCGGCTCCGGCTGTTTCGGGATGAGCCGCGCCCGAGGCGGTGAGGTCAGCCCATCGTCGGCCGCGGCTCGCCAGAGCGTGAGTAGTGCGCGCCGTCGGCTGTTCGTTGTCGCCGGGCTGTGCGTCCGGGCGTGCTGCTGAAGCCGCTCGGCAAGATGCCGCTCGGTCACTTCGCACACCGGGCAGCGACACAAGGAACACGCTACGGCAAGTTGCTTGGCCGATCCGTCGGCCAGCGGCCGGGTAGGGAGGTAGTACCGCGTGAGGTACTCGGCAAATGTGATTGCGGAGCCAACCATGAGCACTCCCGCCGCTGGCCCCTACACAGCAACCATAGCCTACAATTGGGCTATGGCCAAATAGCAAGGGGTTGTATACGTACAGAGAGCGCATCGTGCGGTTGCATCCGTGCCCACAGTGCCGAGCCGTGGCACCGGGACAGCGTTCGGGTCCGGTTGTGCCGGATCGCGGGGCTGGAGCGGAAAATCGCTGGCTGAGTCTGAGTCGTGGCCCGGCTGTACGGGCGGCCGACGTTAGATTCCGCTTGCGGGGCTCCGTGTTTCCGGTTGCACCCGGCCGCGAGAGGCGGCTGAAGGTGCTATACATTTGGTAAACGCTTTTGTCAGGTCACTCGACCCAACCAACACCCGAGATTATACAGATTCGTATACGGGAGTCAACCCCATCATGCAGATTTTGCGGAAGCGATTGGCGGGGCTGACAATAGCCGGTCGGTTGAAACGTCGAAAGCCTCGGCAATCCGAGCTAGAATGCCCGATCCGGGCAACTGGCGGGCATGTAGCACGCGGTTGATGTTTGCGTGTGATTCCATCGCCCGACGGGCTAATTCGGTCTGGGACCAATTACGGTCGGCCAGCAACCTCGCGACATTGGCCGCGATGTTCGCCCTTGCTTCATCATCAGTGAGCATTGTCTTCATGCCCCCATTGTACTAAAATGTAAGGCAGCGTCAAGAGCAAGCCAGCGGAGCCGTTACCACGCTGCATAGCAGGCGTCTCGGGCCGTTGCCGGTTTCCGCGACTCCGCTGGCTTTCAGTGGCGGGGACAGGATTCGAACCTGCGACCTCGAGGTTATGAGCCTCGCGAGCTAGTCACGTCATGGGCAGCAGAAAGCCCCGGACTTTGCAGGAGAAACTTGATGGGGATCACGGAAATGACAACCTGCGTCAGCCACATGGTTGAAGATTTTTTGGGGCGTCACCCGGTATTGGCCTTACTCGACAAGAATGCCACCACGGGTTGCAACGGGGCCTATCTCATCGAGCCACTTGGTTGGGGCACTACCGCGCACATTCAGATCGCCTGGCATTGGCAACAGTTTTGTTGCGGGAAGAAGCTTCCCCTGCGCGTACTGAGCGCAAGAAAAGGCGAAGACATCGTGCGGGAGTTGCGGGCCATCGTTTACCGTGTGATGAAGAAGATACGAGACGAGTTTGTGTTTTCGGACTGGGGACTGTTGCAAACGGCCGCGGGGGCAAACCAAGCAGACTACGGCAGCCACAGCCACACGGACCTGCGAAACGCGCCACGGCACCAACATACGCCGACGCGGGCTACCTACCAGGCAGGGGATCAGCGAGGTTTACTGGATGCGATTTACCAGGCCACCCGCTCGTCCCAGCAATGTTTCGGCATCGCCTCGCATTCCGTCTGGAGTCTCCTGGTTGGCGACCAGCCAGTTGCATTCGCCTCGTGTTATGGCGTGGTAATCCGTCGCGGACCACCCGGAATGCCCACCGGCTCGCTGGTCATCCTCCCAGAACACGGGCCACGGATGAACTTCCTCACACACGATAAGTGGGTCACCCTCGAAATAGACAACGACCTGGACAACCGATCCAAAGCGATTCAGGCGGCGGCGTATGGAACCTGGATATTCGGCTCGCCGGGGGACTATTGCTACATCACACCCGCGAAAACATCCGACCCCCACGGCGGCTTCTCCCAAAAACTGGTTGCCGGACCCGATTCCACTCTCGGGGCCCCCGGCCCATACACTTGACCATTCGGACCCCCAGCCATAGACTTCAAGTATGAACAGTGCCTGCCCACTAAACAACGTCAATCTGGCCCGCCAGGGAAGCTGCTCGCAGGCACTGACCCTGGTGGGCCATTTCTTTGCGCTACACATATCTGCCCCCATCTCGCGAAGGGCAAAACGTATGGCTATCGGCGTGCAGGGCTCCGCGAGAGTACCACGGTAGCACGGGCATGGGCACCGTAGCCCCGACTCATGCCCCCTCCACTTAGACCGGTATAACTTGTACGGCGCAAGGGCTCCTGATTTGCACCCGTAACAAGGCCCTCGGTCGCTTCGGCTCGTTGGCTATCCTTCTTCCAGCCAACCGTCGTGGAGGTGTGAAGACAGCGACGTTAAATAAGTGGGGGGGAAGGCGTCTTGCGCAATCTCTCACATGAAGTGAATTGACACCCGCCACCTGTCACATGTCGGTTCGTCCAACATGGGGTCGTGTCCTCTCCTGTACCCCTCCCTGCTTTCCTCCTCTATCAGCTTACCTAGCTTACCACGCAGAATGCGCGAAAAGGGCGGGAAGCTAAATACAGGCAACGTGGACTGACGATGGGGGGCCTACCCCCTGGGTCGCGGTGTGTGGCTGTAACCCGTTGCATACCAAGCAGTTACGGCGAGTCACAATAACCGACCCGGTTTGCGGGCATCGGTGGGGCTACTTGTGAGCTATTCCGATACCCGCCACTCTCGCCCCTCCCCTTCCTGCTCATCATCTGTGCTATCGTGCCTGGTCTAGCGTCGTCGGTGTCGGCGTTTGACTACGTAGTCAAAGCGTTGCGAGGTCTGGAGTTGTGTCGATTCCAGTCGCGCGGAATTCTTCGGCCCGATAGTTGTTTGCCTGGTCAATCGTGGTACAATGAGGGTGTGGAGGGCGTCGATTCCGGCCGTTTGGCTGGTGGCCCCCTCTAATCTCATGCATGGGAGTGCAATACAATGAAGAGAGTTGACAATTCGACGAAGGTGCAGGGCAAGGCCAACACGCCGCAAGCGCGGTACGAGGCCCACAAGGCCGAGTATTGCAAGGCGTGCACGGAGCACGCCAAGGGCGAGATCAACGCCACAAGGTCGTGGGCAGAGCATGCCTATGGCGGGCTGGCTGATGCTTACGCTTCAATGCCCAGAGGCGGCGATTTCACAAGCGCGCGGCGTGCCGTGCTGGCGGACTTCACAAACGCATCCGGCCGTAAAAACGTCAACCGTGATGTGAAAATGGGCCGTTTGCTGGAGTGGTGCAAAGCGGAGTCGATTGACCCGTGGTTGACCGACGTGAAGGCACTGCAAGGCGTTTTGGGGTTGTTCGTGTTCGACGCCAAAAACGGCGAGTATGCTATCGACGGCAACCACGCGCAGAAGCTCCGGGAGTGGTTCGGCAGCACGGAGAGGACAACCAAGACAGCTGCCGCGCTGGCGACGGAGTGCGGCAAGAAGCGCGCGTCCAAGTC